TGACTCTGGTGGCACTAGTGACTCTGGTGGCACTAGTGACTCTGGTGGCACTAGTGACTCTGGTGGCACTAGTGACTCTGGTGGCACTAGTGACTCTGGTGGCACTAGTGACTCTGGTGGCACAACCAGTGATCGTAGGATCACCGATAGTGACTCTGGTGGCACAACCAGTGATCGTAGGATCACCGATAGTGACTCTGGTGGCACAATCGCCTCGAATTTGACGCGTCCTGATGCGCCAAATCGACCCCCTTCAGATCATGTAGATCATGATCAGATCTATACAGATCCACCACCACCAGATCCAATCGGTGGTGGTGGTGGGGAAGTCGCCATTCGGCGCTTTTTGATCGGCGAGAAGTTCTCGCTCAAAACCGCGATCGACTTCTCGAAGCGGTTCAACCAAATCCCCCTCACGGTTATCCAAGCTGACGTGGTGGACCGGCGTGCCAGTGGTCAGGGCAACGGCGCGATTGTCGAAGCGTGGCGCGTGCAGCCGCCCGTGGCTCCCCCTGCGCTTGCCAGTGCCGGCGATGAGCATGCTGCTGCCCTTCGGGCGCGTGCCCGAACGCTGGTGCCCGACGCCACTGGCCTGGAGTACGCCAGTTTGGTGGTGGACCTCGACGACGGATTCACGGACGAGGAGGCTCTCGCTCGTCTCTATGCACGGAGGGCGGAGGAAGGAGGCCCACAATGACCCAGGCTCGTGATCGCGGTATGGCCCTTATTGGCCTTGATGACATTCAGCAGTTGATCGCTGCGCCACGTGCCTCATCCGTCCCCGACCCATCTGTGCCGCCGGCCTGTCCGATATGCAAGGGCGCCGGCTACTACACGCTCGATGTGCAGGTCGGTGATCCGAACTTCGGCGTGCTGATGACCTGCAGGTGTAAACAGGCTGTCAAAGACCAGCGCGCCGCCGCTGAGCTATTCCGTCTGAGCAATCTGGGTATGCTGGCGGCGAAGACATTTGCAACGTTTGATGCACTGCGGCCCGGTGTCGAGCGAGCTGTGGCTCGCGCACGGGAATACGCCCGGCGCCCCCAGGGCTGGTTGACCCTCTTGGGTGGGTACGGATGCGGCAAGACCCACCTGGCTGCCGCTGTTGCCAATACGGCGTTGGCGCGGGGCGAGCGGGTCTACTTCGCGGTTGTGCCCGATCTGCTCGACCAGTTGCGCGCGACCTTTGCCGCAGACAGCGACGCTGCCTACGACGACCGCTTTGGACTCATGCGCGATGCCGCGCTGCTCGTGCTCGACGACCTTGGAACCGAAAGCGTGACGGCCTGGGCAAAGGAGAAGCTCTACCAGCTCGTCAACTACCGCTACAACGCGCAGTTGCCGACCGTGGTTACGACGAACCGGGCGCTTGACCAGATCGATGGCCGCATCGTCTCGCGGTTGGCCGACGGCGCGTTTTGCGACGAGATCATTGCCATCAAGGCCGCCGATTACCGGACACGCAAACTCAAAATTGTGAGCTAGAAACAGCCCCGACAACCCACACAAACGCCGGGCAGCTGCTCCACACAGCCCCCGGCACGGCTCCGAGCTGCAATTCGGAGCGCTCTAGTATAGCGCAGAAGGAGCACATTTATGCTACGACAACACGAACTCAGAGAATGTATTAGGGGCACCCTGGGCGGCCTGGCATTGGCTGCACAGCGCGGCGACGCGCACATGGCGGCCATCGGCTCAGCCGGCGGACGTCGCACCCGTGATCGGCACGGTCTGGCCTATCTCGGCGCACTGGCCAGGCGCGGCGCTCAGGTGCGGTGGAAGAGGGCCAAGGAGCCGAAGACCGAGATCCACGAGTACGCCGGCCTGGCCTGGGCCGAACGAGTTATCTGGTATCGCCACCCCAACCGCCGCCGGCGCGATCGGGTTGTCATCGTGCTTTGGGAGCGCGAGGAGGTAGACGATGTACGCATCTGATCTTATTGGCCAGGCTGCTGTGCTCTTTGGCGTTACCCCCGCCGAGCTGGTCGGTCGCTCGCGGGCTCAGCACATCGCGCAAGCTCGCCAGGCCGTTGCCTATGCCCTCCGCCAGGTGACGGTATTGAGCCTGGTTGAGATTGGTAGAGCGCTGGGCGGTCGTGACCACACGACGATCCTCTACGCCGTGCAGGCTGCCGAGGCCCGTGCTGTCGTTGACGCTGATTACGCGCTGCGCCTCAGCGCCCTGCTGCCGAGGTGATGCGATGCGATGGAGAACAGCAAGGAGGCACCCCGTGGCACCCGCTGACGCCGCGGCCATGCTCGCCATCATCATTCGTCTGGAGCGCCGACGGCGCCGCCGGCAGATCTCGTATGGCACCTACATCCGGCGAGAGGCAAGATTGTGATCGCTGAGTTTGGAAGAAAGGGGCACCGGTGATGGTACACAGCTATCGTGTCACCGGGATACTGCTAGCAACGCACGCGATCGAGGTATTCGTCCGTGGCTTGGACGTGACTGATGTCGCACACGATGTGCTGACGGTTGACGCCACGCTTGAGGCGCGTGACGGATCGCGCGCTGCGGACGACGTGGCATGGATGGCAACGCACGGCTATACCTCGTGGCGGTGGCGCGAACCGCCCCAGGTAGAGCAGATTGACCAGGAAGCCGTGCCGCTGAGCGACTAAACGAAAGCCCCACGCCGGCGGGAGCGAACCGCCGGCGTGGGGCCAGTGACCACACAACGAAAGGATACCACAGTGACCACCGGAATCAAAATCATCATCGTGTCGGGTCAGGAGTTTTCAGTCCCCGCGGACACCGACGTGGAAGCGGTGCGCGAGACACTCAAGCCAAACTTCCCAGATGTCGCCAATGCTACCCCCCAGAAGGGCAAGCGAATGGTGGATGGGCTGGAGGTCGAGACGATTGAGTTCGTGAAGCGGGCTGGGACGAAAGGATCGCGCCTGTTGGCTGAGTTGCTCGCCCGCATCCCGCCGCGACCTATCTCAGGCGAGAGCGATGAGCAACTGCCCCACCAGTTGCTCGGCGAGCAACTGACATTCGATGAGGCTCTGGACGGCCGCCTCGCGCGTGCCCTGACGACGCTGGCTAACGCCACCCACCCAGGAGACGACCTATGCAAAGCCCTCGACAGCGTGCCCGCCGCCGTCTCAGCCACCCCCTGCGGCTGGTAACACCGCAGATCTGGCCGGACACTATGCCGCTGCGTTGGGACGAGGAATCGGTGTGTGGCCTCAGCACAGGGCTGGAGGGGGCGCGCTGTCTCAGGAGATACTTCCCCGAGTTCTACCAGCAGCACGTTGCCCAAAGGACCGTTACAACCGCTCGGCTGCTGGGCGTGTGCCATGCCTTCTTGGAGCTGGTACACGCCCGGTTGATCCGGCTCGACCTGGATTGCTCCTGCCCTATCACGCTCGACGAGTCCTCTGATCCCTCGGATGTCATCGACGACTATCGCGACGAGGGCGGCATTCTGCCCCTCACCCTGGGCCAGGAGCTGTACTGGTGGTTCGTCTATCCGCCGCTCCAGCTCTATGGCCTCCAGACGGATTCCATCGCCAGCGCCCTGGGTCAGGGCGAAGACCTCCTCGCGCTGGCGATCTGGATCATCTGTCAGAAAACAGCCTGGTCGCTCGCCGGCTTTACGCCGAGCTGGGAGCAGATCGAGAGGTGCGGGTTCAGCGCTGAGGTCACTGCTGTCCTGTATCGCCTCCCGGCACTGCCCCAGCGTGCCCCAATGGCAGAGATAGCCCAGCGCTGCCATTGGGGCACGCTGGATTTGGGGCCGGCGGTAGGGCCGTGGAGCCTGGGGCAAGTTCTGGCGTTTTGTTGTCGGCAGACGGGCAATCTGTTTGCCGACAACGGGCCGGGCGAGATCGAGACCGACGAGCTAGGGAACGAGTTTCTCTTCGACAATCCCGCCTGGCTGCGAGAGTGCGCCGAGCGCCAGCGGCAGGCACAGGCCCTGCGCACAGTCTACGACGCGCTCGATCGGCGGGTACGCCAACAGCCGCGCCTGCTTGCGAAGATCGCCAGGGTGCTCATCGCCGCCGCGCGGTCATTCCGACGGCACAAACACGAAGAGGAAGAGGCGCCGCGGCCGCTGGTGGATCTGATACAGGAGGTGCCGGCATGATCAAGCGTCCGCGCCCCCATATCGTCTGCGCCGGCGCTCCGCGTACATCCCCAGTTCAGTGGCCGTCTGTCTGGCTTGTCGGCCTGGATGTCGCCGGCGAGCTGCGGCGGCACTTCCCCCAGTTCTACCAGCAGCACGTTGCCCAAAGGCCCGTCACCGCGCCGGCACTGGTGGGGTGCGCCCATGCATTACTCTCACTGGTCAACACTGTTGTCGAGTTGGCGGACTGGGCGACATATTACGCCGAGGTGAACTGGTGGGGTGACCCGGTGGCACTGCTAACACCAGATCTCACTACGGAGGCGGCGCTGGCCCAGCTATCGGAGGCCGATAGCATGTTGGCCGCGCCGCCGCTGGCGACCCATGGCCTCTGGCACGACAACGGTGACGAGGCACCCATCGATCCGCTACTGCTGGGCCTGTGGCGGATGGCCAGTCACACAGGATGGAGTGTCGGCAGCATCCTCGACGAGGTGCAGGCACAGGCACAGAATGAGGACTGGGCTCCGCAGGTGCTGGCGCTGCCCACACTGCCCGCCCTCACGCCGATGCGCGAACTCTGCGCAGCGCTGTCAGAGCCGGCGCTTGCTGGCGGGCCGGCTGATACGCCCTTCCTGGGGCAGCTCGTTGCCATGGCCTTTCGGCAGACGGGCAACTCATTTGCCGACATCTCGCCCGGCGAGGCGATGGAGGGCTATGGCTACGACGTCGAGACCTGCGGCCTCGACTGGGACGGAGACATCTGGGCGATGGGCCGCCTGCAGCGGGCGGCACTGCGTCTTCATAACGCCTTCTTTGATCTGAGTGAGCAGATCAGGACCAATCCTTCCCTATTGGAGATCATCGCGGAGCGGCTCATGGTCATCGCCGAGCCACTCGCCGCCGAGGTCCAGGCGGTCGATCGCCTGATGGCAGGACTATTCCCTTGTGACGACACGATGGAGGACGAGACATATGACGACGACTACGACTACGAGGAAGAAACCGAAGCCCTGGCAGCGGAGGACCGAGCGGCCCTATCGCCGTGAAGCGGCCATCTTAGACCAGCCGCCGCTAGTCCAGATCGATATCTACGACGATCTGACCGTGCTGACCCGCCGCCACCGCAACGGCGCCTGGCGCTCGTATCCTATTGCCCCCGAGGCATTGGGCGCGGCGCTGGGCAATCTGCCGCTGGCAAGTGGCCTCCTGCCCCCTGAGACGCTGGGGTTTGGTGTGGCGCAAGGGGATCCGTTCTATGTGCTGTATGTCCCACCTCGACGGGCTGCCCTGCCGGTGGTCGAGGGCACTACAGAGCGTGTCTATGACCTGACCACCCCACCGCTGATTTGGGCCGGCTGCGGCCTGGACTACCGCGTATGGGCGCTGGGGAGAGAGGAGCGACCAACGCGGGGCAATGCGCTGCTGTGGGTAGCGCCGTTCCCCAACTGCTACAAGGAGGGGGGAATCTGCTGGGGTAGCGCCGAGCGGCCGCCCAAGGCCGCAGCGGAGACGTTAGAGGCAGCACTAGCGCTCTTCCTGGTTGGGTCGCGATTCAACTCCCACTTGGCAAACTATAAAAGCGTGGCCTTTCCCGCCAACGTCATGGCCCACTACGCCAGGCTGGCGCCCGATCAGCCCTATCCCCTCGACGACCTGATGCCCGCTGAGCGGCAACTGGGCTGGCTGTTGGCGGGTGGGCCGTGGGGAGGCACGCAATGATCGTTCCGCTTTCCTCCTCGCTGGCCGCCACCTTCGGGTCGCTGGTCCGCCATCACGTCGCCACGCCGGCCCAGCCGCTTTCGCCGCCGTCGCCGGGCATCACATGGGTGTGGGCGGCGAACGGGATATGGAAGCGTGGGGTGGATCGGCATCTCGATGCGCTTATTCGGGTGCATGCGGCGCCAGTGGTGCCCGGCCTGGCTTATTTGTTGCCGCATGTGCGCTGGTCCTGCTACGACCGGCGGCTGCCGGTCCAGCTGCTGCACGGAATCCTGCTGCACGCCCGCAAGGCGGCGCAGGTGACGACGAGCGGCCTTGCGCTGCCGATCGAGCAGCAGTACCACATCGTCTACGACAGAGAGCAGCGCACACTCCGAGCTACTGTGCCACCGCAGGAGGCCTCGACCGCGCGGGTGCGCTACGCGATGCCGCCGGGTGCAGTGCTACTCGATCTGCACTCTCACCATCAAATGCCGAGTTATTTCTCTTCGACCGACGATCGAGACGATACCGGGCTGAGCGTGAGCGCGGTCATCGGGGAAATCTTCATGCATCCCACGATCTGCTGCCGGATTAACGTCTACGGCCATCGGCAGCGGGTGCCGGCCCTGGCCCTGTTTGATGGTCTGGGGCCGTTTGTAGACACATTGGAGGGCCACGATGATTGCGTTGACGATTGACCCCCCCGTCCCCTTTCTCATCCCCCAGACGCCGGCCGTCACGGTCTGCCTGGTTGGTTGTGGCGGCACCGGTAGCCATCTGGCCCAGGCGCTGGCCAAAATCGCCGTCCACTGCCGCGACGCCGGCGGCCCGGTCCTCGATGTGTGGTTTATCGACGGTGACCAGGTTGAGGCGAAAAACGTCGGACGGCAACTCTTCAGCCCGTCTGACATCGGATGCAACAAGGCGCAGGCCCTGGCCGCCCGGTTCTCGCTGGTCTTCGGGCTCAGGATCACAGCCATCCCCGCGATGGCGACCGGCGAGCTGCTGGAGGAGGTCGCCGGTCCTGGTCGCCGGCCCCACAGCGCCCGATCGCTGCTGGTCGGCGCGGTGGACGGCGCCAGCGGCCGCCGGGTGCTGGCCCAGGCGCTGGCGAGCCAGCGGTGGGATCTCTGGCTCGATTGCGGGAATGCCGAACTCGACGGCCAGGTCGCCGTGGGTAACAGGCCTACTGGCCAGGGGCTACACGGGGCGCTCGCCCTGCGCGGTGTCTGTACCGCGCTCCCAGCGCCGTCGCTTGTCTACCCCAACCTGTTGGAGGATCCGCCCGCACCGGTGATGCCCGCTGACTGTGCGCAGGCGATTGCGGACAATGCCCAGGCGCTGATGGTCAACCAGGTTGTGGCCAGTGTCGCGGCGACCTATCTCGATCAGATCATTGTGCGCCGGCGGCTTGCGACCTACCGCACGACGCTGGACCTGACCAGCCTGACGGTGCGCTCGACGCCGATCACCACGACGAATCTGGTGGCCGATGTACCCGGACTGACCGCGCAGCAACTCACTGCTGCGCCCAGGAAGAAAGCGAGAGCGGCATGACGACTGACATCCAGGAGCTTGTGAGCACCGAGAGTGCTTTTTTGACAACGCAGGAGGCGCAAGATCTCGAGCATTGCGAGGATACGATCCAGCGCGGCGTCGAGAGCTTTGTGGCCGTCGGCGACGCGCTCATGCAGATCCGTGACAGGCGGCTCTACCGAGCCACCCATGCCAGTTTTGCCGACTATCTGGCGGCGCGCTGGCCGCAGATCGGCAGCCGGCGCCAGGCCGACCGGCTGATCGAGGCGGCGGAGGTGGACCGCGATCTGAGACCAATTGGTCTTAGTGTGGCCAATGAGTCACAGGCGCGCCCGCTAGCACCGCTGGCCCCTGCAGAGCGACGGCAGGCCATGCAGCAAGCGACGGCCAGCGCTGGCGGCAAGCCCCCCACCGCCCAGCAGATCAAGCAGGCGGCGGAGCAGGTGCGCCCGCCGAAGCCGACCCCGCCCACGCTTACCCCGCTGCCCGCGCCGGCCCCGGCAGCGCAGGAGACAGAGATCGTGGTTGAAGTGCCCGCCGCGCCGACCACGCCACCGGCGCTGGTTCTGACGCCACTGACGGTCGCTGCCGCCCCGGCGGCCAGTGCAGGCCTGAGACAAGCAGAGGCGCTCTGTTGCCTGCTGGAGCAGGCGCTGAGCTTGGCAGAGGGCGAGCGGGATCGTGTCCGGCGGGAGAGCGGAGGTGTAACAATCACGTTGCCTGATGATCGCGTTGAGGCGGCAGCTCGCTCTTTCTTGGCCAGTCCAGCGATCAAGGGCGCGGCGGGGCTGCTGGCGATGTGGGCACAGCAGGTGGAGGGGTGATTGCGACGCCAATCATTGCGACACGAAACCTCAACATTGAGGTTTCGTGTCGCAATGATTGGAGCTAGCCTTGGGTGAGAAAGGAGTAAACAGTGATCGATGAATTCGCCGCGCTCCGGCGGCACGCGCTGGCTCTCCCAGATGACGATCCAGCGAAGGCTGGCCTCGTGTCACTGCTGGACCTCGTTGCGACCCTACCGCAGCGGCTACCGGGCTGGCTCGATGAGGCTGTCACGCTGGCGCGAGCTAGCGTTGGTGCGGGCGATCCCGATCTGGCGTTGCTTTCCCAGGCAGTGCTGGTGCTGGTACTGGCAGGGATGGAGGCGAGATATGGATGACGATCCACTGCTTACGCAGTTCAGCGCAGAATTTGCCGAATTGCGCGAGCGAGTCGCAATTCTATGGACGCTTCGGCCTGAGGATGCCTGGATTCTCCTCAGCCAGCTCCAGTTGGCGTTTCGGCACCCGCAGAACATCGGTGAGTCGCGCCGTATCGCCGAGCGCATTGCACGACAGCTCGAAGCGGCTGTGGCGACGACGCCGGCATTAGCTGAGATGTCCCGGCGTGGCTGGCATGCAGAGTATGATGAGGTATCAACGGTACTGAAGGATCGTGCAGAACGGGCCGAGGCTGAGCTGGCGGCGCTCAAAGCGCGGCTGCCAGCATTGGAGGCGGCTGCTGGGGCGACGACTACGCCGCCTGTAGTCCTGCGGCAGTGCGGAGCCTGCGGGCGCCCCTCCGCAGTGCTTTTTAATGGAGATTGTCTGCTGTGCATTGAGGCGAGATGGCGCGAGGGAAGCCATGACTGACCAGGCCTCGTCGACCTTCAGTGGCGCGATCGTGCTGAAGGCAAAAACCAAACCAGAGACTGAGCAGCTCGCCGAGCAGCTTCGCTGGTACGCCGAATTCGGCCAAGTTTTTGCGAACAGGTTCGAAGATGGCTATGCGGTTAGAGGCCAGGTACGCCCGATCCCACTGCCGGAGGCTGGCGGGGTCGCGTCTCTAATGGCGCGACTAGCCGCCGTGCGCCAGGAGTCGCTGGTAGATGAGCCGGCGATCGTGGCGTCGCCTGCCGATGTCGAGATCGCACTCGCACTCCTTCGCGATCAATCCGCACAGATCGGTCGGCTGAGCGAGCAGATCGTGCAGTTGACCGGAGAGCGAGATCGGGAGCGGGATGCTCTTTCGCATCGTGATCAGTTGCTCTCTCTGCTGTCACTAGAGGAGCACCTGCATCTGATCGACCGCAATATTGTTCGCGAACACCCCGATCTTGGTCCGGCGGCGATCCTTGTCGCAGACGAACATCGCGAGTTGCGCCAGCAGCTCGTCGACGAGTTACTGGAGAGGGTTGCCCAGCAACTGGAGAATGAGGCGCCGGACAGTCCGCACTGTAATCAGCGCGCTGCTGATGTCTGCGCCGCGCTGGTGCGGTCATTGAAGAGGGAGTTTGTATGAGCAGAGGTCGCCGCGTCGCTGCCCCCACTCCTGGGCAACTCCAGATCCCGGTGCGGCTCTTTGACCGTGTGTGCGCGATCTATGGGCTGCCGGAAATGCCGGTGATCGTCGCCGACGCAATCGCTGCCCAGATCGACGCGCTGCCCGATGCAGCACCGGAATGGACACCGCCGGCCGATAGCTATGGCTGTGTGGCGCCGCCGTTCGCCAAATGTTTTATCGAGGCGACGACGCGGCACGAGGCACACACAATGAAGGTTCCCGGCTCAGCGCCGATCAGTGTTCCCGCTGGTACCACCCAACGCGGCGTCGCCTGCTACGACGTGAGCGCCGGGGAAATGCGAGAGAGGGTCGTTGCGCCCGATATGCAGCAGGTCGAGGCCTCCGCGCCTGCCGCTCCCAGGGAGCCTCCCAAAAATCCCCCGGTGACGCAGGCATCGAGGCCTAACACCGTGCCTCAGCTTCGTGCTGGCGAGCGCAAGATGCTGGAGGTGGTGGCGCGCCACCCCACGGGTCGTGTGACCCGCGCCCAGCTCGCCACCCTAGCCGGCTTTGCGCCGACGGGGGGCACCTTCGGCACCTATTTCGGCACACTGAAGCGGGCCGGCCTTATCGGCGAGTCGGACGGGATGGTGCAGATCACGGCCGCCGGCATGCGCTATCTCGGTGCTGATGCGCCCCTTAAGCCACAGACCACACAGGAGATCCTTGCGATGTGGGCACCTGCGCTGCGGGCCGGCGAGCGGGCAATGCTGGAGTTGCTGGTAGGTGTTTATCCACAGACACGTTCACGGGCCTGGCTGGCGTTTCAGGCGGGGTATGAGCTGTCTGGAGGCACCTTTGGGACATATCTTGGGACGCTGCGCCGCAACGGTCTGATCGAGGTGCAGGGCGACGCTGTGCGGGCGAGCCCAACTCTATTCCAGGGCCATCAGCCCTGACGACATAAAGCTGCCCCGGCTCCTATCCGGGGCAGGGCGGAGGAAAGGGTAACACAAACCCCCGCCGCCCCTGATTGTACCGTACATTGCAGAAAGGGTAACAACGTCATGCAGTTCAACAGCAGCGGCTCCTCGGCATTTGGCTGGTTTTACGACCTCCTCGATACCGAGCGTGCCATCGGTATCGCGGTAGCGGACGCGCGGCGCTGTACGACCTGGCAGCAGGCGCTGTTCGGTTTCTTCGTCAACGCCTGCCTCTGCACCTTCTTCGGCTGCCTGTGGGTGCGGTACGACCTCTGGTCGACCAGCACGGTTTTCCTGCCGGTGGTCAATAACATTGCCGGCGTTATTCCTGCCAGCGGCGATATCTGGTCGACGGTCAACCTCATCGCCCGGCTCGTGCTGGGCGTGGTTGTCTCCCTCCTCACCTCCCTACTCCAGGCCGCCTATCCTCGCCTGGCGCGCCAGTATCGCGGCGCCCAGTGGGCGCTGGCCTTCTCGGTGATTTTCGACCTGGCGACCGACTATAAGGACGTGGCCACCGATTTCCCGACGTATTTCAAGGCCCTGATCGAAGCATCGGCCACGACAGCCACCAACTGGTGGCTGGCCGCAGCCGGCGTGCTCTTCGTTGCTGCCTTCATCTGGAGCAGCCAGCGCGCGCTGTTCTGGATGTTGGCGGCCGCGTGCGGTCTCTGCCTGGTGCTGCCACCGCCAACGGTGTGGCACTGGGCGGTCGTATTCGTGACCACGATCTTCTGCTCGTTCGCTGTCCAATCGCTGGCAATGCTGCACCTGGCCAAGTGCCTCGCATTGGTTGCAATGGTGCGGCGTCTGGGCGCAGCGGTAGCCGACTAGGAGGTTTTTCCGCGATGGCAGCTAAACAGCAACTGCAACCAGAGCAGCAGACTGAGTTGGCGGCGACCGAGACGCCGGCGGCGGATGGCTTCGACGGCGTTGACCTGCTCTTCGGCTTTCCGCTCGCCGTCAGCCTGGCCCACTTCAATCTGGCTGCGGCAGCGGTCACCTTGTCCGTGTTCGTTGCCCAGAAGTCGCTGCGGTTGGCGAAATTCAGGCCGCTATGGCAGGTCGTGGACTTCGCCCTGGCGCTGCTACCAGGCGGCGATGACGACCCCGAAGCGAAGCGCCTCCCCGGCCCCGTCGCCCAGTTGGTCGATGCGGCGCGGGGGGCCGTCGCCGAGCGCGCGGGCCGGGTGGAGGAGATGGCCGAGGAGGCTGACTGGAGCGAGGGCGGTGCTGCTGCCCCCGCCCAGCCGGCCCAGAGCAGCCAAGTCGCCCCCTCTACGACCTGGGAGTGGATCACCATCGATCAGCTGGCCGCCGCCGACAACCTGCTGATAGTGGGCAATCGCGGCTCTGGCAAGACGACACTGCTCCAGGCAATCCTGCAGGCGCGGACCCGCCCGCTCTACATCTACGACCCTCACAACGCGCCAGCGAAGTGGCCCTCCACAGCGCGAGTGATCGGCGGCGGCAGCGAGTACCCGGATATTTACCAGCACCTCATCAAGAGCACGGGCCTCCTGGTGCGACGGTCGAAGGAAATGAACGAGAGCGGTCGAACCCAGTTCCCGCCGCTCTCGCTGGTCAGCGACGAGTGGGGCAGCGTGGTCGATGAGATCGAGGCCTTCATCGCTGACCTGCCGCGGCCGAAGGTGGCAAAGGACGAGCCAGCGCCCGGCAAGCTGTCGCCGCCAGGACGGATGGTCTTGCGGCTGTTGAAGGAAGGGCGCAAGTTCCACATATCGTTCATCGCTTCAGCCCACGGCGATACCAACGCTAGCTTGGGGTGCGATGGTGACAACAAGGCCTTCCGCAACTCCTTCGACTGGTTCATCTACTGCGGGGCGTTCGTCAAAGACCACGCCCCGGATCTCAACCCGCCGATGGGCCGCAACCCGCAGGGCGGCACCTTCCCTCTGATCGTCGTCGCTCTCTCACCCACGACTGGCGAGAAACGACTCCTTGACATGCGGGGCATCGACCGACAAACGGTTAACACTGGCGCTACGGTACATCTCGTCCCAGTACGATCGTCAGCACTACCTAGCCGGGCCGATGAGGGCCTGCTGATGGGGCTGCTAGGCACCTTGCCGAGTGGCCGGGAGCATGTCACGAGTGACTCTGGATCGTCACCTCGTGACTCTGGAGTGACAGCAGCAGAAAGCGGAGTGACATCGAGTGACATAGTGAAAGATGTGGCCGTGACACCTGCAGAAGTTGCCCTTATCGCCAGGTCACTGTCACTCGGTATGACGCCCAGCCAGGCAGCCAAAGCAATGAAGGGCTGTAACAGCCGGACCTACAAGGCCTTACTCGCCAAGGTCGAGTTTGTAAAGCGTTTGCTTGACGAGGTACCCTCGAAGGACCAGTCCGCGCCCGCTGAGCCCACTGGCGATGACGACGCCGACCCCGATGTCGGCCCCTTCGGGCCGATGCTAGGGAAATAACGGAAACAGCGTAGATATTACGTAATATCTACGCTGTTTCTCTCGGCCTTTCGTGCGATCAAATACGGTGTTTTGCCCATTCTAGAGCGCCAAATACGGTATTTCGCGCGATGGACTACCCTCTTGACAATCAGTCAGTATCGTGTATATTGTACGTAGTTTCTACGCATTTTCTTAGTAGGAGGATTGTATGACCCTCGCCACCACCCCCACGACCCTTCGCCCGATCACCCGCGATCTGCTTGCCCAGGCCCGCACTGCCCCGCTCTGGCTCGCCGGGGCGGACCTGGGCAACACCACTGCCCTGCTGGCCATCGGAGCGCAGTTCGTGCAGATCCCCTCGCTCATCGGCACCGGTGACCTGTCCGCCCTGCTTGCCACTCGTGGCGGGGGCGGCAGTGAAGGGCGTCTCTATGACGGGGAGTATGCACTGGAGCACGACGGCCAGATCTGGTATGTGGGCCAGCTCGCCGCCGACCAATCCCTCGACGCCACCACCGATCGAGGCAATCCCAACCGCCAAATAAGTGGCCATGGCCTGCGGCTGCTCCTTGCCCTCGTCCCCATTCTCGACCCGGCCATCACTATTGTTCGCCTGCGCCTCGTCAGTGGCCTGCCCGTGCGCCAATACAAGCAGCGGCCTGACTTGCGCAAGACGGTTCCTGAGGCATTGACTGGCGTCCACTCCTACCGCTTCTGGGATCGCCGGGGCGTTCGCGACATGCAGGTTATCGTCGAGGCTGTCATTGTGGGGATGGAGGGCGCGATGGCTGCGCAGGCGTTCGGCGCGCCCGGCCAGCCGCGGGGCTTTATCGATATCGGCGGCGACAGCTTCGACATCGGGTGGATCAACGCGCAGGGCCGACTCGTCGAGGAGCGCACCGACTCGCTGTTCGACGCTGGCGCCGAGCGCATCACGGCCAGCCTGAGCGCGCAGTTTCTCCAGCGCCATGGGCGTGACCTCACCGCCGTCGAGCGGGCCGCGATCCTGGCTAACTACCAGACGGGCGAGGGCGCCATCGTGTATGAGCACGGCCCGCGCACCATCCCCTACGAGGCCACAGCTGAGGCAGTGCGCCAGGTTGCCGACCGTGGCAACCGCTTCTTGCAGCAGAAGTGGGGCAAGAAGCCCGGCTCTGACGGCGCGGAGATCCGGCTGTTAGGCGGCGCGGCGCGCCTCTGGGAACCGGCGGTCTACGCCCCGATCGTGCGCAGTTCGACCCCTGAGGCGGATAATGCGCTGGCGTTCGCAGCGTTTGCCACGCGCTTCGAGGCGGCTGCGAAGTGGCCTATCCTGGCTGAGGTGCGCTGATGACCTCGCGCAAGCCGCGCCAAACCGCGCCGGTCGAGCCGCAGCCCGACCTGGCGAAGAAGGCGCGCTACGGCGTCGAGCTGAGCGCAGAGATGGATGCCTTTGTGCGCGCGCAGGCCGCACGTTTTGAGGATCGCCCCGGTGAGTATTTGCGGCGGCTGGTCAGGGCAGTCTACCTGGCCCATCAGGGCGACTTGGGAATGATCGGCATGCTGCTGCCGGTCGAGCAGTTGCGGGCTCTGCTGGGCGGCAGTAGTCCGCCAGCCGCTTCCTCCGCCAGCCCGCCCCGCACAGGGGAATCCAACACGGCCGCCATCGACGCGGCGCTCGACGAATACACATAGACCAATGCCGCACCAAAAAACGCGCCCCGCTGGAGTAGCTCCAGCGGGGCGCGTTTTTGTTTCCATGTGTGCTACTCCGCAACCTCGCGGCAGATCAGCATGGCGCCCATCGCCCTTTTGTTTATGTCACTGTTCCACATCTCCAGCCTGATCTGTTTGCCCGCAGCCACTACGCCCAGCGCCGACGGAGCTGACACATCGCCGAACCAGAAAAACCCGGAGTAGACGAAACTGGTGTAGTCGGCGAGCTGCGTGCTGTCTGTCACGTTCCACAGCCGCATGCGCCGGTTGCTCGTATCGGCCATCACCGTGGCCACCCGCGCCTCGATGATGATGAGCTTCTTGCCGGTTGAGACCGTGTGGACCGCCCCGGTCGCGGCCTTCCAGCTATTGGCGTTGTGCGAGCCGAAGAAGATGAGCACGATGTAGTCACCAGCCGTTATTTTCTGGTCGATCGGGTCAGTGTTGTTGAGTGCCAACACACCGCGTATCTGATCGTCAACAGAACCTGCCGGGGTGCCGCTAGTCACACCCCACGAGGCATCGAGCAACCCGTCTTCACCGGCGACGGGAATCTTGTTCGCCGCCGCGGTGAGGGATGTATTGCTCGGCTGCAATACATCCAGCTGCCGAAGTCGGCCGTCGGCGAGGTCTATCTGGAGCGCCTTGCTCATACCACAATCTCATAGCCGAAGTCGACCTCGACCTCGACATAGCTGCCCGTGACATCTTTTACAAAACCGACCCGCTGGACCAAGTTGCCGCCGCTGGAGGGCGGCGTCTTGGTAAGCCCGCCGGCGGTGCTCGCTGAGAGGTAGACTGGCTTGCCGATGTCGGCTGTGGTGAAGCCGGTCAGGCTCACTTTGGTATTGGTGCCAGTGGCGAAGACGGTAGCCGCGGCGTTCTGCGCGACCGATGCCAACACGAAGGCGTGTCCCGGCTTTGTCTCATCGGTCGCGAGCGCCTTGCGCGCCTTGCGCCCGCTGCTGTTGTAGAGATTTACGACATCCCCCTCGGTGAGTGCTTCGGTCGCGGTGATCGAGTCCCCGCCGCCGCCGCTCGTCGAGGAGATCATCGAGGCGTCGATTTTGCCATCGCTGCCGAGCGCGACAATCTTGCCGGCGTCGGAGGAGCCTGTGGAGACGCTTGAGGCGGACTTGCGCTTGAAGCGCCCGGTGGTGGTGTCCATATCCAAATAGGTCTCAGCCATGAAAGTTCCCCTTGTCGTTGAAGTGCTAGTGTCGGAGGTCGGGAGGGGCTGCGGGTTCTACGCCGCCGGGAGGTGCTCGGTCTCCGCCGCGTCCTTCGTATCGGCCTGGAGCTGCTGCTGGAGCTTTTGCCCCAACTCGCGCAGCCAGAGATCTTCGGCAGGTAGCATGGGCGCGCGGGCGGCCAGCGAGGCCAGGGCGTTCCACTGCTCCAGACTCAGCGTGATGGTCTGCGGGTTGTTGTTCATAGCGCTGGGTCTTTCTGGGTGTTAGTCGCGCTGGGAGAGAATGATTAGTGGCGTGCGGCTTGGGCGACCGGCCAGCGCCGTATTGGCCCAAGTCTGGAAGCTGTCGAGCAAGGCCAATACGTCCAGGAGGCGCTCTTTGGTCATAGTCGAGGTGCCGACCCGTTCGCCCTCGGCGGTGGCCGCTACGAGCACGTCCAAGCCGTTGACGACGCGCAGTCGCTGCAGGCGTGGTAGCACATCGAGGACACTGAGCTCGACCGTGGCGAACATGCGTCGCACGGTCAATTCGTACTCTTGCTCGGCGGGAAGGCGCGTGGTGTTTTCGGGAATGAAGCCCAGCGTCATAAGGAACTCCTAGATATAGAGGGTCACCGAGGGCTCGGTGCCTGCGAACAGCAACTCAACCCGTAACACATTATTCGAGCCGGCGGCCACATCAGACGGCGCTCCGGCGTCCTGCAAGAAGAAATCAAAGGAGACGCCTGACTGAGTAAAGCGAATGGTGCGATTCATTGTGACGAGGCTGCTGTTCGCGATTTTGACGCCGCCCGCAGAGCCACTACCATTATGGTCAATAAGAAAGGTGGCCTCGCCAGAGTATTGGGAGGAGCCAGTCACCGTCGAGGTATTACGTTCGGCGTAGGTGATCCGCACAAGGCAGATGCCGTAGCTCATCGTGATATTACAGAGCGCCTGACCTGCTGAGCGGGTTCCGCCGCCGCTGATAAAGGTGCGCTCGTAGCCTGGGCCGCTTCCGCTCCTGATCCGCACGCTCCCGGCGCCAACGTCCACGAGAGTCGAGAACACGCGCAGGGCGTTCGTAACGCCCTGCGGATGAAAGGCGATGGCACTCCCGCTCCCCGACGTATAGAAATTGAGCGAGTTGCTCCCGCCTCCGCTCGCTGCCCCATTGCCCAAGAGGTAGATCTGTGCATTCTGGCCAGAGTTACTGTTTTCGAGCAACAGATCGCTATACCCGCTATCCCCTGAGCCACTGGAGATAATACGCGCGTATCCCGCAGAACCGACATCAATATCAACCCTATACGTCGGACTGCGACCGATCCCGACGTTTCCAGACTTATCGATCCGCATACGTTCGGTGCCGAACGTGTTGTTTGCGTTGGCGGTGTAGAACGCAAAGTAGCTATCAGCGTTATTTGAAACGATTGCGAACCTGGCGTGCGCGTTGGTCGAGCTGTCAAAGTTCCCAAGCACGGTTGATCGCACCGTGTCGATAAGAAAGCCGTTGCCGGTGGTGAACAGCCTGGCTTTCGACGCCCCGCCCGTTTTTGCCAGCGTAAGCTGCCCAAATGCTGCCGATGGTCCCCAGATCGTCAATTGGCTGTCGTCTTCAGGCGTAATATCGTTCCCTAACGCCATCTGGCCCGAGCCGGTCATGCGCAGCCGCTCGACGAGCGCGCCGCTATTGGCCAGGTGCAGCGCGAAGGAGGCCGTGCGGGTGGAGTCGGCCGGGTCTGACCACCAGGTCGATAGCGTGGCGGCGTCGCGATCCTCGGTCGTCGACGACTCCAGTGCCAGGCGCAGCCGCACCCCCAGCCCGGCGGCCGGCGTGTCCGAGGTGCTGTGGCGCAGCGTCAGCACCTCGACGACGCTGTTGGTGGCACTTGAGCTGCGCTCGGCAATGGCCGGCGCGACACCCGCGGTGCGGATTTGGAGCTGAGAGAGCAGATCCATCGCCTACACCTACCCTGTGATGATGACGTGATACTGGTTGGTGGTCGGCGCGCTGGCGAAACGCAGGGTGATCGCATTGATTGTGGTGTATTCCACGTCGCACAGCACCTGGGCGTAGGTGCCGCTTGAGAGCCGCAGCTGCACTGCCACGTCGCGCGTACCGAAGTTGTGGGTAATGAGGTAGCTCGTCGCCGACCCGTCGCCTACGTCGACGCCGGTGCGCCGGACGCCGTAGCCGTTGGCCGTGTCCAATGCCAGTGTGTTGCCGCTCTTGGCGAGGCCAGTTGAGGCGATGATCTGGCCGGCGCCGGAGAACTGCACAAAGGTGAGCGCCGTGCTATTCAAAGTGATGGCGTCGTTGGTGGTCAGCGTCCAGCCGCTGTCTGCGTTGGTTGTGCCCTCCTCGACAAACATGAAGAGCGCCGAGGTGACCTCGGCCGAGCTGTCGGCGTCAGACGCGCGGGTCAGTACGAACGGATTGGAGGCGTCGCCTACCGTGGTTATGGTGTAGATGCCGTTGTTGGCTCCAGTGCTCTCATCCTTCACCAAGAGCCGGTCGCCCACAACCAGAGTCACGCCGTCGATCGCCGGCAGGGCGCCATTAGCGCTGGCGGTCAGCACGTTACCGGAGCGAGTGTTGGCCGGCAGCGCCGCTGTGGTGGCCGCGCGCACGCTCTGCTTGGTGTCGAGGCCGCTGCGCGCCGCGTCCACGTATGCCTTCGTTGCGGCGTCCTGAGCGCTGGTGGGATCGGCCAGGCCGGTGATTCGCTGGCTGTTCATGGCCACGGCTGCGGTCGGCGCGGCGAACTCGTCGAGGCGGTAGGCCTTCACTACGGTCGCCAGGTCGCTGATGGTTGCCGCCGCCTGCGTGCCGGTGTGGTTGGCCCGGTCCAAGTACCAGACCCCGTCCTGGCCATCGAGGGTGCCCGCGTCGCCGCCCTGGACCAGCGACTGCCAGCTGGTGCCGTTGTAATACTTGACGATGTTCGCCGTCGTGTTGTAGTAGATCAGCGCCGTCAGCGGGCTGGGGTCGGAACCGAGCATTTGCAATCGAACATTTAAAAGTTGATTGCCTCCGAGGTCCAAATTAGTCAGAACGAGCATGTACTACTCCGTGCTACGATGTGAGGGGTGCGATGTTGTAGCCGTAACGTCGATCGTATGCTTGGTGTTGGTCGAGGTACGCTTGCTCGACCGTCAGCAAGTCGGCGACGGGAACTTCTTTGAGCACCTCGAAGACAAACGCGGTAGCGCCGTGCTTGTCCCAAGCGTTCTGGAGATGCGCGTTGCGGTGAGTGCCAGCCCTGAGCGAGGATTGGTGCTCGAGCCAGCGGCGGTGCAGATCGTGGGCGCTTCCGATGTAGACCTTGCCCGTCGCGGCGCAGGTAATACGATAGACACCCGAAGTGCGTGGTACACTCGGTATGGCGTAACCTCCTTGCAGGTTGCGTCCATGCTCCCGGCTGTTGGCGCAGCGCGGGAGCACTACATTTGTTCGTATTATACCACCCATGGCTTTGTAGAGCGATAAATTGTGCATCTCAGTTGCAATAAGCTTCGCCGCTGAAGGGCGCGGAGAAGGTGATTTCGACCAGGTTCAGCGACACATACCGGACGTCGCCGAGCACCAGGCGCTGGCTGGAGTCGACCACCGCCACGGATGGAAACTTGCCCAGGGAGTGGGCCACGCTCCAGGTCGCAGCAGGCGTGATCTGCACATGCCGGTAGTGCTTGTCGTTGGTGGGATCGGTAGGCGCATCCTCTACCTCACTCACATCGACAAAGGGCTCGCTGAGAGAGATGGCGCGCACCACGCTACCGCTCACCGAGAGCACCATCGCCACCACCTGGATCATCTGGCCATTCGTGCCGGGCGGCAGCACGCTGACCTTGCCGGGGTTGGTCGCGGAGAGGTACAGCGAGCGCCCCACGTCGGCGCTCGTGAGTCCACTGAGTTGCACAAAGGGGTTGATGCCGCCCTGATAGATCACCGCCAGGCTGCCCGCGCCAGTCGACTCGACCACATAGCCGATCGCCGGCCGCTGGTCGGTCGCAGCCGAGGCGCGTACCGCCTTGGTCTCGCCGCCGCTATTGGTGATGGAGACATAGTCGCCGGCGGCCAGTGCCTCGACCGCCTCCAGCACCACCACCTGCGCCGAGAGGCGCGGGTCGTCGCTTCGCACCACCTTGGTCGGGTCGCTCTCGTCAAACGCGGCCACCGGGATGCGCAGGATGTCGAGGATGCCGCTGATGACCTGGTCGGCGTCGATCGTCACATCCTCGAGCCCGGGCACGGCGGGCTTGCCGATGATGTCGTTCCAGTGGGGCCACTGGGAGGGGTGGGAGGTCTTGGCGACGTAGTTGGCGCCGACGCCGTGGACGAACTGGCGTTTGTCACTGTGGTCGTCAATGGCGTCGTCGGTGTTGTCGCCCGCCGTGCTGACGGCTGAGGCGGCCGCAGCCGTGGCGATCTGCCGCGACTTCTCCTTGAGCGCGGTGGCCAGTTTCCGAAAGGCGACCTCTGGATCGTGCTGCATTACTCTACCAACCAAAATAGCAGGCCGGCATCACCACTCAATGACGCCGACCGAGGCACAGAAAGGCACGCCACTGGGCAGGTCGACGGCGGCCCATGCTTCGCCGTTGTAGCCGAAGAGCTTGCCCCCACCGATGGCGGCCACCCCGATCCGTTTGGGGCCGCGGGCGACCGGGCCGACGCTGACTGAGGCGGCGGCGACGATCTCCAGCGTGGGCGCGCTGAGCAGGTCGGCGATACGCCCGATGCCCTCGCGCCCACCGACATACACCCCGTCGCCGCACCAGACGGCCGAGGTGCCGGCGGAGATGATGGGCGTGGGCGCGGCTGAGCGGTAGTCGGCGGTGTAGCCGATATTGGTGTTCTGCACCGCCAGCAGTTTGCGCTGCTGGCCGTCGATGAGGTCTTGCGGCACCATCGAGGAGACGAAGGTGGACACCTTCTCGGTGGAGCCGGCCGGAAAGTAGCGCCACTGGGGCGTGCCATTGCCGTCCGAGAGCCGGCGCCGGCCGATCACGTCGTCGCCGGCGCCGGCGATGAGGGAGTCGGTCAGATGCTCGCTTTCTGAGAAGGCGGCTGGCATATGGAAGAATGCGCTGGTGAGCGACGCGCCGTTGCCCCGATAGAGAATGGCCGCCGTCTGGGCGGCGAAGGGGAAGTTGCTGCCCTCGCTCAAGAGCCAGTTCGCGCCGCGCCCGGTGAAGACCGCGCCCAGCACGGCGACATTCCCGCCGTAGCTGTTGCCCAGCGTGGTGATCTCGACCCAGTTCACCCCGGCGTCGCGGGTGTAGAACGCGCCGGTGTAGCTCGCGCCGGAGAAGGTGCCCAGCCTGCCGTCCCAATGCCAGATGATCCACTCGGTCTGGTTCAGCGGGTTGATCGTGATGCCGCGCCACTGGGCGCCGGGCACGGGCAGCGCCCTGGTGATAAAGCCCTGGTCGGGCTTCCAGTGGTAGAGCATATCAATGCCGCCACTGGCCCCGTAGGGCAGCAGCACCACCTCCGGCGGACGAAGCGGGTCGGCGGGCGCGCCGTAGCCGATGCGCAGCGCCGAGGCTACATCGTCGATCGGGAAGGCCATGGTATTGTTCGCCAGCTTGTGCGGACCGCTGTCCTGCGTGGTAGTCAGGTAGCTCGCTACGAAGTTACTGCCCACCTGCATCAGCTTGTAGACCTTGGTAGTGGTGCCGTCGTTGGCGATATAGGAGAGTTGCGGATAGAGGCCGTCGCGCACGATATCGTTGGCGGCGCCTGAGGTGACATAGTAGCCCGGCTCGCTCAAGAGTGCTGTAATCGAGGTGAGCTCGAGCGGTCGGTCCACCTCGGCGATTGAACTCCAGTCGACCGTGGAGCCCTCCTCGAACTGGATTACGTCGGCGGTGTTGATCGTGCCGGAGAAGACGGCCGCGTGCCCCCAGGGAGCAGACGCTATTTTGCGGCAGTTGGAGCCGGTGGCGCCGGTCAGCAGGCTGGTAAACGAGGTGGCGTCGAAGCTGATATACAGTTGGTTGCCGGCGCAGACCCGGATCTCGTCGGGATTGGCCGGGCTGCTCTCGACGTAGTGGATCGGCGCGGCGAAGTCGTGGAGCTGCAGCCAGGTGGCGCCGGCGTCGCCTGACTGCCAGAGCGCCGTGCCCGCCCCCGCCAGCACCCGCGAGGGATTACCCTCGTTGACAAAGATGCAATCCACCTGGCTGGGGAAGGTGTAGAGCAAGATGGGCTCGGTATCTAAGAAGTCCTGGGTCTGGTAGAGCCGTCCATCGGAGAAGCCGGCGATCAGCGGCCCCTTGTCGTTGAAGTTGGGCACCGCGGTGCAGGTGCCGCCGGCATAGGTGCGCCAGCCCAGCACGCTGGCCAGCACCTTCCAGCCCTCGGTGGCCGCGGCCACCGAGAGCGAGCGGGTGAAGATCTCCTGATCGCCCGGTGTAAGCGCCTCCGTATGCTCGGCCCCCTCGCCACTCGAGCTCTCGACGCTATGGGTGATCGTCGCGCCGTTGAGGCTCTCGAAAATGAACACCGGTGCCAGGTCGCTCGACTCAGTGGGGGTCACGCCGTCGGTGCAAGTGGCAGTCCACGAGCGGCTGGTGATCTCAAAGCCGCTGGGATCGGTAGCTGCGCTGATGGCCTGCACAAAGGTCCTGACCTTGGTGATGCCCGCAATGGTCGCCGTCTGCCGCTCGTAGATTAGCTCGAACGCGGCCAAGGGCGGTGGGATGGACGACAGCTCGCCCTCGGCGGGCTGCGCCCCCACGCTGAGGGTCAGGGTCATCGTGACATCATTGGTCGCCGTGCCGATCACTAGCGCTGGGGTGTTTGTGGTGAATCCCAGCACCGGATTGCGAAACAGGATGCTATCGCCCGGCCGCAGCAGCGGGTTGAGCGGAGCGGTGACTTGTACTATGGTGTCGCCGCGATTGCGCCGCACGATCTCGCGCTCGGCAATCGCCTCTGCGGCCGCATCGGTCTGGAGGTAGTCGTAGGTCTTCGTCACAGGATCCCCCTCCACCTCTGACAGGGTGAAGGTCGCATCGGGGACCTTTTTGTCTGGCCTACGCGGCCCCTTGGCCGTAAATTGTGCTATTACGCCCTCAAACCCACCCAGCGTCCGCTTGCTCGATACAAAGCCAAACTCACCGGCTGCTGGATTGGCCCCGTAGGCGTAGACGATGGTGGGCGAACTGTCGGGCCAGCCAGGGAAGTCACGCACCTGCACCTTGCCCGAGGCCAGCACGAAGATGCCCGTGCCGCCATAGTCCATCAGGTTGTCGATGACCTGCCGAGCTGTCGTCCCCTTCTCGATCGTGATGGCGTAGACCGGGCCGAGCGCGAAGTCGCTGCCTGGGTTATAGATGCTCTCGATCTCGCTGTCGGCAATGCCGACAGCGTTGAGCACCTCTCGCACAGCTGCGGGAAAGCTGGTGTTTGACCAGGTGATCGTCTCGGGCAGCGCCTTGTCGAGCTTGCCCAGTTCGTCCACCAGGCTGACCTCGATGGAGCGCGGGTAGTCGTCGATGGGCCGTTCAGCTACCCGTCCCGTGAAAAACAGCTCAGTCTCACCATTCAGGGTGATCGTGGATAGTGCCGGAGTGCCCGCGGCGACATCAGGGAACTCCTGCACCAGCACCGAGTAGATGCTGCGTGCCTGGTCAAAGCTCATCGAGCGGTTTGGCAGCCGATCCACAACCGTGTATGGCACACCGTCGATGGATAGGGTTGCCCCCCATGTCTTGTATGCGCTGCGGAGATTTGCTAGTGAGATCGGCATGGTCACGCCTCGGTCGGACGCGGGCGGGTGAAGGTCACGGGGCCGGTGTAGCCTGCCGCCGGCCCAGGCGCAAGACTGTCAACATCGAGCTCGAGCACAGCGGTCCAGGTCGTGGTGCCGTCCGAGACAGAACCAGACAGGCCATTGGCGGCTTCGAGGAGGATGTAGTCGGCTTCGGTCTCAATCCATATCTCGCCGGTGATGCGGTAGGGCTCGAAGCCGAACTGGTTGATCTCCGCGTTGCCCGTGCCGATGAGCATAGTGGTGCTCTGTCGCGGCTTGCGCTTCCAGGTCGGCATGGTGCCGTTGCCATTGCGCAGCCAGTGAAAGGTTGCCCCTGCGAAGGTCCAGGCTGCCATTGCTACACCCCCGCCCGTACAACTGCTTCCAGTGCCACTTCGACCTCGCCGAGCGTCCGCGCGACGATCTGGTCCGCGAGCTGCTGGAGCCGCGCGACGGTATCGACGACGGGATTATGGATGGTGATCTGCGGGCTAAACGTTACGCCCGGCATACCGCGCTGCGGCGAGGCGACGGCGGTAGCCACCGCTTGCGCCGCAGCAGATGGCTGTGCGGCCCCGAGGGCGCCCACAGCCTCGCCCAAAGCCGCCGGTACGACCAGGCCAGGCAGCCGACCCATCATTAGGTACTGGCGCCCGCCTACCTGAAGTAGTTCGGGCCGGCCCTCCTCGCTGACCTCGTACATCTTCCCGGCTTCGACAGGGCCGCCAAGGGCGCGCGCCCCGGCTGTGCGGGGCTTTTGCTGAGACGGTGGAGCAGGGCGCGGGCCGTTCGGATTGCGCTCCCCGGCGCGCTGCTCGGCTAGCGCCTGATCAAGCTCCTCGCGTGTGTAGCGGATGACCACTTCGCTTTCCACGCGAGTCGGGATGGCGGCCAGCGCGGCGGCGATCTTCTCAGCCTCGCCAGGGATACGGCGCAGCCGCTCCGCGTACTCGTCGGCGCTGATCTTCCCGGCGTCGAAGTCGGCCTTAGCCCTGGCCGTCATTTGGCTGATCTGGCGATCCACCTCCTGCTGTGTCGTTGTGGCAGCCTCGCGGACACGCCCGAGATCCTGCACATACTGGTCGGTGTTCCTTCCGCCGTTAGCGACCCAGGCGTCAAGGCTCTGCGTCATCTGGGCGAACGAGCGGTCCGCCAGCGACTGCTGCACGCCATACTCGGTGGCTAGCTTCTGCGTCATCTCGGCGATGGCGGTCTCCGAGACGCCCGCCATGCGCGCCTTGGCCGTCACATGCTGGATCAACAGTTGGCCCAGATGGGCGGTTTGGGCGGCCTGCTCGCGGGCGTAGGCCTCGGCGGCGAGCTGTTCTGACTGGGCGAAAGAGGCCTGCTCGGCGCCTATCTTTTCCTGGATGGCTTTGCGCGCCTCGTCGGTCGTCGCCTCGCGGTATTCGCGCTGGAGGTCGGCAAGCTTCTCGGTGTGTTCTCGGTGCTTCTCCTCGCGGTCGTTCAGAAAGCTGATCTCAGTGCTGATGGCCGCTCCAAGCGCCTTCGGCCCCTCATCGGCAACTTTGGCTAACTGTTTGGTGAGATCGTCGATCTCCTCGGCACTCAACTGCACCTGCTGGGTGAGCTGATCGACCTGGTTGGTCATCACCACTCCGGCCTGGGCGGCGCGCTGGTAGGCGGCCCGTTTCTCCTCGATGGCCTGTTTGTGGGCCTGTTCTGCCTCCCCCGCAACCGTCAGGCGATTTAGCTCCTTCGTGGCTCGTTCGATTTCAGCGGTGCGCGCATTGATCGCATCCTTCTCCCGCTGGAGGGAGTCAGCAGTATGTTCGCTGGCAAAGCCGAAGGTCTCATATTCGGCGGTATGCTCAGCCAGCCGCTGGATTGCCGCGCGCTGATCATCTTGAAGCTGCTTGAGGGCATCCGACTGTGGCTTAAGCTTCTTCTGGGTCGCCTCGGACGCCTTCCCGTATTGCTCCAATGCGTCAGTGGCCTTGTTCCAGGCGGTATTGCCGGCGAGCACCTTGTTTGTGACTTTATTGACCTCGTCCTCGTAGTATTGATAAGCCCGGACAACCCCATAGGTAGCAGCGGCCAGTGCAAGGAGCGATGCGCCCATAGCGGCATTGGCTGCGATAGATTTGAGGCTTGCGGCTGATCCCAGCTCAATAGCGGCCACGCGCGCAATCTGAGCCTGGATCTCTTTGAGGAGGGCAGGAAGCACCTGGCTGAGCGTGACGGCGGCATAGGCAGCACTGATCCCGGTCGCAATAGCGATCAACTGATTCATGCCGCCGATGGAGTCGACGAACGTCGCAACTACCTGAGTACCTCGCTGGATCGCGTCCCAATTCTTGACAAACAGCGCCGCCAGGGCTGCCAGCCCAATAATCAGCGCCCCCACTGGGGTCATGACAAAGGCTAGTGCCGAGGCCAGCGCCCCCAGCCCGACCAGCACCGGCCCCGCCGCAGCCAGCACGGCAACAAAGGCCAGGGCGGCGTTTCGCGTCCCTTCGTCGAGGGCCATAAAAGCATTGACCCCATCAGCGGCAGCCCGAATGGTCCGCTCCAGGATATCCTGCACAGGCTGCATGCTCTGGAGCAGGGCTGTCTCCAGGGTGCTGGCCAGCCCTTCCACCGCACCCTTGATCCCCTGCATTTTGGCCGTCGCAATCGCCGCCGCCGCGCCCTGGCGGTTGACCGCCGCTCGCATCTTCTCGAAGCCCGCGGTCCCGGCCGAGATCACGATGTTGGCGGCCCGGATGGCATCGCTGCCGAAGATCGTGTTGAGCGCCGCGTCGCGCTGCTGCTGGCTGAGATTCTTTGTGGCGCGCTCGAACTGCCCGATGATCTCGACCATCGGCCGCATACGGCCCTGCTGGTCGTAGATGCTGATATTGAGGCGCTCTAGCTCCTCCCGCGCCGCCTTCGCCGGACTCTGGAGTTTTTGCATCATTGTTTTTAATGCTGTGCCCGCATCCGACCCTTTGAGGCCGCGCTGCGCCAACTCGCCGATCAGGGTAATGGTCTGATCGATGGGGACGTTGGCCGAGGCGAAGACGGTGCCCGCCTGGGCAAGGCTATAGCCCATCTCACGGACGCTCGCGCCCGAGGCGCTGTAGCCCGCCGTGAGAAGGTCGGCGACCCGCGTCGCCTCACTTCCCTTGAGCTTGAAGGTATTGAGCGCGCCCGCGCTGATCTCGGCAGCGTCGGCGAACTCCAACTCGCCCACTGCCGCCAGTTGGAGTGTCCCTTTCGCCCCGTCCATCGCGTCCTGCAGTTCCAGGCCTCGCTGTTTGAGCGCGATCATCGCGTCGCCTGCCCCGGCGGCGGATACGCCGGGGAGTGTCATATCGTTGCCCAGCTCGACCGCCTTCTTGCGCAGCGCCTCCATCTGCTGCTCAGACGCGCCGCTGGTCGCCTGGAGTACGGCCATGCTCTGCTGGTAGTCGCCGGCCACGCTGACGGCTTTGGCGGCGACGAGGGTCAGCGGTGCAGTGATCGAGGCCGAGAGGATCGCGCCCGTCTGGGTGAGTTGCTGGCCGGTCGCCTGGAGGTTCTCGCGTAAGAAGGCCCATGCGCGACCGCTGGAGCTTAGCTCCGCGCGTACATTAGCCAACTGGCCCTGGAGGCCAGCGAGTTTGACCTGCTGCTGCTGGACGGAGGACGTGAGGCGATCGAGCGTCAGTTGCTGACGCTGGGCGGCGACCGAGTTTTCGCCATACGCGGTCGCCAGTTCCTTCTGGCGGGCCTGGGCCAGGCCGAGGGCGCGCTGTTGGAGCTGGAGCGAGGAGGAAACGCGTCCGATCTGGCTTTCTAGCCGCCCGGCCTGCGCAGTGAGCTGACTGGCCGTACTCTGTACCGTGCCGTTGAGGCCCTGGAAGGCGCGCCCGATCAGCCCAACGCTGGCCTGGGCCTGAGCGGCGGCGGTGCGGACACCGCTAATATCGAGGGCGACGGCGCCGTAGCCGGTGCCGATGGGGGTGCCTGTGGGCATGGTCGTTATGCTTCGCTGTCAGGCGTCGGATGGCATCTCTCACTAGATCCCGCCTCCTGGCGGGATCTGGGATGGTCAGGCGCGTCGTTCACCGGCGGGCATGAGCGCGCATGGAGCGGTAGGCGCTCCTATCAAGCGGGTTGCTGGTCACGGCGGCGCTGGTGGCGGGAGCGTCCCCGCTTCGGGCGCGGTCCTCCAGCGCCGTTTTCAGCACCAGCGTGTCCACCTGGTAGGCCAGCCACGAGTCTCGAATCGAGAGGATGGAGGATGGCCTGGTCGCGTAGCGCTGCGCCACCATGTCCAACAGCAGCATCTCGTCCCGTTTCGTCAGGAAAGCTGGCGAGCTGCGATGCCCCTCCCTGCGCCCAGTTGAAGACCTCGATGCGGTCCATCAGCGGCACTTCGTTGATGCCGAGGTGCTCCTCGTCCGGCTCATCGGCAACCGGCGGCGAGACGACGCAGGCCTTGAACACCATGTTGATCGTCTCGGCGTAGCGGCCAAATTCCTCAACCTTGATTGTGACCGTGCCTGCACCCATCGACTGGTCGATGAGTTGCTGCACCATCGCCATCAGGGGCTGGGGAATACCGCCCTGGGCTGCCAGGTCGAGCAGGCCTATCGGCTTGACCACAACCTCCAGGCCGGACGGGAGGGTGTGTGGGCGCGCGCGTGCAGCGCGCCAGGTAGTAAGATCCATGGGTCTCCTCTTCGAATGAGCGGGTAGGTGACGAGCGTGGTACCTCCCGACTCGTGACTCGTACTGTGTGGCTAGGCCGGGAATTCGAGATCGTCGCTGGTCTCGTTCAGGATGATGTCGTAGACACGATCGGTAGCGTCAGGCAGCGCCATACCCTTGAAGCCGGTGGTGGTGAAGGTGTCGCCGTCCTGGAAGGTTGCCTCCAGGGCTGCGTTGAGCTTGCACTTGGGCAGGTAGATCCACACATCGTCGCCGGCGTCGCCCAGAGAGCGACCCATCAACTCGAAGTAGGGGAAGGATTCGCCGGCGTTGCGGGTGAAGGTGATCTTCTGGTTGGGCGTGGTGCCTGTCGCGGCCGGAACGGTCATGCCGGTCATAATCGCCAATGCGTCGGTGGGGATGCCGCCAGCCGTTGCCTCGAACTGTGCAGCCTCGATGTAGCTGTTCATCGCCACGATCTTGCCGCTGCCCTTCAACTGACCAGAGACGACCTGGTCGGTGAGCTTGAGCGTTACGGCGGCATCAAACGCCGCCTCCGTCGCTCCGCGCTTGACGCGGATGTCTTTGATCCCCATCGGCTTGCTGGTCGTGTCGAGTGCCATGAAATGTACTCCTGTGATGCTACGGGTTGTTGCCCGGTGTTATGACGAGGGATATGACCCGCTCGCCGACGAGGCGGTAGAGCACCAGGATGGCACCTGGCGCGCCGCCGATGAATCGTGCCGCTGGCCAGCGTTGGGCCAGCGCTGGACTATGAAAGCGTGCCGTGATGCGCTGACGATCTGCCGAAAGGGCTGGAGCTGCGATCTGGTGTACATCGGACGGCAGCAGGGCCGACATCGCCGTCTGGGCCTGGTCGATGCTGACGGCCTTCTTATCGCCCCATACGCGCTCGATGTAGACCGCCTCGCCGCGCTCAGCCCGTACAATGAAGCAGCCTCCGGCATAGGTACGGAAGCCTGCCACCATCGCTTGCGGGCCGCTGTAGGTACTATTCCACCGCGTGATCGGGTCTCCAAAGCATGCCGTCCTCATGACCTCACCACGTTCACGCTATAGCGGCTCACGATCAGGTTCGCTTTGAGCGGATCGTCCTCCAGGTCGAGGAGATCCTGGCTGTGCAGGATCTTCCACGCGCCCACCGTGTCATCAGTCGGGGCGATCCGTCGCCGGTGCAGCAGCGTGTAGGCCCGCTTGCGGGCCGCCTCGATGCTGGTCATGCCAAACCGCTCGTACCAGAAGAGTGTGAAGCCCAGGCGGCTGGATGTGCGATATGGCCCGATCGGTACATCGGTGCTGAGCTTTAGGAGCCCGCAGGGGAGCAGTTCCTTGAACTCGTCGAACGCCGTCGGCGTGTTCTGGCGGCTGATCTCCACGACTGTGCTGTGTAGACCGCCAGTCAGCAGCGCCATCAATGTGCTGTCAGCGGCCAAAGCGGCCGCGATCGCAGCTTTCATCGCAGCAGTTCCTCGATCCGCCGCTTGATCGTCGGCAGGAACGTCTCTATGGTCGGCCAGATAATCGCGAATTTCGCCCCGTGCGCCAGCTCCAAATGGATGCCGTAGTTCACTTCGGGGCCGTGGCTGAGATAGATCATCACGAGCGACCCGGCGAGTTCGCTGGTTGCGAACAGGCCTTCCCGTGCATCGCCGGTGCGATCCTCCCATGGTGCATGCTGTTTGGCATGTCGCTCCAATTCCTCGGCGATCTCCTGGCCGAGCTGGACGACTGCCGCCTCGACCTTGCGCGCGTAGGCCGCAATACCCGCTCTCAGAGCGGTGTCGTCGAAGGCGGCGCTGCTGCTGCCCATTACTCCACCGTCTCCGCTTCGGCGATGGTTGCCACGGTGCGGTTCGGATCCACGAACGTCACGCGATAGAGCGCCCCGTCGACGGTAAACCGGTCATCCTTCTGAATGTCCAGCGTGGGCGGGCCATTGATGATCGCTCGCCGCCGCGCCTCTTCGCTGCTCTCGCCGTCCTGGGTGGTTGCGGCGGCGTTATCCTGCTCAACACGGAGCAGTTGTGCGTCCAGATTGGTCCCACCTCGGCGCAGCACGACAGAGACCTGCCGGTCGCCCCGCACATCTGCAATGGCGGCGGTGATGGCCGCGAGATCAGCGGCTGTCAGTGGCATTGTCTACCCCTGCATCGTGATCGTGCCAACGTAGCGCGCCACGGCGGCAGCATACTGCTGCTCATCGGCGGCGGCGCTTTTGTCGAGACCCTTGATCTGTGTGTCGGTGTCCAGCTCGACCGTTACCGCGCCCTGCTCGTAGCGTTTGACGGCTGACTTGGTGGCCTCCCGTACCAGCAGGCGCTGGAGGATGGCGCGCGCCTTGAGCAGCACAATCGCGGCGACCTCCTCCGTCATGTCGGCGTAGGCGTCGTCCTCATCGAGCACATGGGCTGCCGCGTAGGTCAGCTCGCGGTCGAGCGTGTAGAGCGGCGTCGGCACAAATGTGATGCGCTGGCCTGCAACTGTCCACCGCTCGCGGAATGTCGGGTCGATTGGTACCAACTGCCCCCCCGACAGAAACACGCCGGACGGATTGCTCAGCGCTGGCAGTCGTACGACCTTGAGGAAATCAGCAGGCAGCGCATAGGTGGCTGTGCCTGCGACGATGCTCAGCGTCGTGATGCGCTTCAGCGAGGCGCGGCGGCTGAAGTCATAGGCGGCGTCTCTAGCGGCGTCCGCGAGCTGGTCGCTGGTCGGGACGCCGTTGAGGACTGGGATGTCGCTTTGGAGCCGGCTCGTCAAGCTCGACAGGCTCACACTCATTGCTTGGCTGCTCCTCGCCATCTCTCAGGCTGATCGTTGCGCCTGCGTCGCTCAAGTCGCCCGGTGGCACGGGGATCGGATTGCCATCGGCGTCGCGCAGCACGTCGATGCTATCGGCGATGGATGGCAGTGGCTGACTGGCTCCGGCCAATAGGAAGAGACGCTCCACGCCATCGGCAGGCAACGCCAGATCGTCCGGCCCAATAATCGCCAGATCGGGGTAGGTAAGGTACGCCTGGTCGTAGATCTTGAGATTGACCACCCGCGTTTCGCCGGGATAGAGCATCTGCCCGGCCAGGATCACATCGCGGCCGCCGACGTTCTGCACGATGACCTGCATAGCTGTTTGGGTCCTTGGTCATTGTGGTCTGGTGCAGGGGCTCCCTACACCAGACCAAAGCGGCTCCGACTAGGCGACCTTGACCGACGACGCCTTCTCGGGCACCGGCGTCTCGCTCGCATTCATCTCTTCGGCGTAGTACTGCTTGGCTGCCATCAGCTTGCCGTTGCTGTCGTAGGCCGGGAACGGCCCCTCGAAGTGCATCGGCTGGCCAATGCGGTGCGCCACCACCTCGCGGTTGACCACGGGGATGTAGGCGTCCGTAAAGTTGGGCGTCTGGAAGACCGGCAGACCCTTCACGCGGCCCACGTAGCCCGCGCTGGTCAGGTCCATGTCGGGCCGCTTGCCGGCGGCGGTGAACGACTCCGAGTTGCTAAGGCGATCGGAGTTGGTGATGCTCATAATCACCGCCGTCGGCTCGTAGAAGCGGTTGGCGACCTTGACCTTCGCCACGCCGATCTTCGCCACCAAGTCGTCGAGGCTGTCGCTCGCTGCGGTCCAGGTGCCGCCGCTGTTGTTGGCCACCCGCAGCGCCGCCGATAGAGCCAGGTAGAACAGCCCACCGTCGATCTTGCGGTTGATCTGCGCGACCAGGCCGGCCAGGGTGCGGTTGACCGCGTCGTAGCCCAGGGCGGCGCGGGAGAAGACAATCGCCTCGGTCGAGATCTCGGTGGCCAGCCGGTCAGCGGCCATCGCGATGGAAACAAACGAGAGCTGCTGCTTGCCGCGCTCGATGCCCACCATCTCGCCCTTGCGGATCGCATCGTACTGATAGTCGATCAGTAGCGACTGGCCAGCGGTGATCGTCGCCAGGGCCATCACGCGCCCGTTGGCGTAGTCGACCACATAGTCGCTGCCCTCGGTGTAGGTCGTGGTCCCTGCGCTGTTGGTCAGCACTACGGTGCCGGGGATCAGCCGCTTGTTGTTCAGGCTGACCCACTGGGCCAGCGGGTTGGAGGCGGTCACCGCCTCATTGGTGACGGTGCCGGTCGCGCCGGTCTCGCCGACATACTTCTCGAAGAAGATGTTGGTCGTCGGAGCGTTGTCGACCATCTGCACATCGAACACGCTGATCGCCACCAGCTGGGGCAGCGCCTCGGCCATCACGGCGCGGGCAACCGAGTAGGGCAGATTCAGGTCGCTGGCCTGCTCGGCCTCTTCGTAGCTGCGGGCCTCGGCGACCAGGTGGCGCTTGTAAGCCGCGTCGAATCGCTTGAGGTACTCGACGGCAAACAGCTCATTGATGTTCTTCGGCTGGGCCAGATTGCGCTGCGTGGCGTGCCCGGAGCGAATCAGGCTCTCGTTCAGGGCGAACGACGCGCGCGCGTACTCGGGCACGCCCCGCGCACCCTCCAGCACGGGCCCCAGCACCTGCACGCCGCCGCGGCCGCGCAACGCCAGCTCGATGCTGGCCTGAATCGCGTCGTACTCCTTGCGCTTGGTGGCGATCACGGTCTTGGCCTCGTCGATCGTCTTCGGCGCTGCCGTGCGTACGCTCTCCACGAACTGGGGCTTGAGCGCGTCGGCATATTTGATCTCGGCGACCTGACTGTCGATGTAGGTGCCGACCTGCCGCTGCTGCTCGGCCTCCTGGAGGCGGCGCAGCTCCAGCGCCTGGCGATTCAGTGCCTCCTGCAGGTCGTCGCTCTCGCTCAGGCCCAACTGCTGCCGGATCTGTGCGTTCGCCTCGGCGATCACACGCCGGTTGCGCTCGTCCTCGGCCTGCTTTGCGCGCAGGCTCTCCTCCAACTGCGCCTTTTTACGGGCGTCGTGCTCTGCTTCGATCTTCGCGACCAGGTCGGGGTACTGTGTGCGCAGGGTCTCCAGGTCCAGCTCATCCATCGTGATGGTCTCCTTATGGGGGTGATGTGATTCGACAGTGATAACTCCAGCCGTGGGATCGCCAGGAGTCATCACCAGGTCGTAGCCAGTGAGGTGGAGCTCGACGATATCGTCGAACACTCGTCCGTTCTCCTTGACGCGCTCGGCAAAGCCGTAGGCGCGCTGGGAGAGGCGTGGGCGTACGCCCGCGTCGAGAATGGTGATCAGGTTTTTGCCGTCGGTCGTCTCGATAATGGTGCCGCTGAGCCGCACCTCGTTCTCCTCGAACGTGATGCTGTGCCAGAGGATGAGATTGGCGAGCACCGATGGCACGCCTAGTTTGTCGGAGGGGTGGTTGTCTTCGGCGAGCAGCTGCAGCTCGCCGCGCGCCATCTTGGCGTTGGCCTCGTCGACGGCCGCCTGCAGCACGTCGGCAGCATAGCGCCGGTTGTTGTTGTTGATGATCCCGGCCGTCATGCCCCGCGCCGTGATGCGCCGCGGCTTGCCCTCGGTCTTCTCCTCCAGCCGCAGCTCCAGCGCTCGGCTCTCGACAAACTGTGCCGCACCGCCGCGCCCGCGACCGACCTCTCCCGCGAGCATCTTGCGCCGCTCGTTGGCCGTCTGCGACTGGTAGGCCAGCTCGACAACCTGCCACGCATCGCGCGCCGCGAAGAGATAGCCTGTACCGCTGCGCTGGTAGGTGACCTTGCAGAACTCGTCTGGGGGCAGGTTGTGGTCTTGCACGATCACGTGATCGGCAAAGGTCTCCACGATGTACCAGTCCCAGTAACGATCTTCGGTGCGGAACTGCGCGCGGAAGGCAGCGCGGATCATCGCGCTCGTGTAGTCGAGGCTGCCCTTCACCAGCTCGGTCAGGGGCTGCCCCTTATTGATGCGTCGTTTCATCTCTGCTCCTGTGTCGTCCCCTAGCCACTGGTCCCGGTTGGCGGTTGTTGCTGCATCTCCCGTTGTTGCTGGAGCAGCGCCAGCGCCTCGTCTGGGTCCAGGCCGGGCAGCACCTGCGCTAGAAAGCGCAGCAGCAGCGCGTCGGCGATCACGCCGCTCTCCTTGAGACCACTAACCGCCTCGCCGGCGGCTTTGAGACTCGCCGCGGTGATCGGGTGGCGGCTGGGTCGCACAATCTCGTATTTCAGCCCGGCGGGCCAGATGCCCTTCAGCAGCCACTGCAGCTCGATCAGCGGCTGCAAGATCTCTTTGTCGAGCCAGTCAGTCAGGCCGTCGAGCGCCCGGTCGTACTGCTCCTTCTGCTCGCCCAGGACATCCCGATTAAGGTTGCTCCCGTAGCCCAATAAGGCCATTGGTATTGGCGAGGAGAGGAAGAAGGTGCCTATGTGATGCTCGACGTCGCCGATCTCCGCCAGCCGCGCATCGCCTTGCACGGCGGAGATGCCGCCGGGGCGGTTGGTGAAGAAGTCCTGGATCGGGGCGGTCGGATTATCGAGCGCAGCCTTGTTGCGCTCCTGATACTCCTCAATATCGTTCTCGTTGCCGCCGTCGATCACGTGGATGTACTTCATCCCTGCCCGCGTCTTGCGCCGCACCGCGATGTCCAACTCGCCCTCGTCGACCCGCTTATAGGCCTTGCGCGCCGAGGCGAACAGCGGACGCCCGTAGCGCTGCTCCGAGTCGTGGTCCCAGCGCGCGTGGATGATCTGCCAGTCGGCAAACCAGGTTGCATCGCGCGGTGCCTCCTGTCCGGCCCAGAGCTCATCTGCCCACCAGTAGGCGCGGGCCGGGTCGGAAAACTGGTCGCGGTCGTCGCTGTTGCGATGCAGCTGGAGCGTCGGCTTGCGCGTCACACCTACAATCTCGTCGTTGGCGTCGACCGATATCTCCAGGAAGGAGTCGCCGTCGCGCCAGGTCAGGCGCGCCCAGTCCTCGATCGCTTCCTCCAGCCCGAGCCGCTCGATCAGCAACTCGGCGACCTTGCGCGCCTCCGCTGGTCGAGACCCGCCGCTGACCTTCACCGAGAAGCCGCCGCGGGCCACATCGCGGGCGATGCCGTGAAGGATGGCATCGGCGCGGGGATCCTCGTCAGCCATCCGGCGGCAGACCTCGACGATGCTGCGCCGATCGCGCTCGACCGTGAAGCGTTTCAGATCCGCCGTAGGGCGCGGTGGCAGCGGCGTCAGATCGGCGGTGCTGGCCGTCGTCGGCTGCTGGCCCCGGATGATGCGGTTGATGCGGTCGAGCAGCCCCATCTATGCTCCAAACAGTTGCTGGACGGTCGTTACCTTGCCCCGGCCACTGGTCGTTTTTGGCTTACGATAGGCAGCCATTGTGCCGTAGCGAAAGCCGTCATATTCATCATCACCACCGCGCCCGTGGGCATCGGCGTCGACCTTCAAGACATCCTCTGGCCGCGCCGGGTCATGGATGAGCCGGGGCAGGCATGCAATCAGACGCGGGCAGGTCTTCCAGATCGTCACTGTCGGGTGGATAGCTGCCTTCAAGTTGCCCAAGCGGCGGCTGACTTCCAATGCCCCGCCCACGCGATCGGTGTTGGCCTTGGTCAGCGTGAAGCCGATGTTAGCCCCACTCTCGTCGTAGACCTGTTGGAACTGATCTGCAATCGTTTTTTGCTGGCTGTCGCCGCGTTGGGCGAAAGCATCGCTGCCGGCGACCACGTTGCGTATCCGGCTTGGCGCGATTGAGAGTCGGTCGATCAAGCCTCGGATGGCCATAACGTGCTGCTCCGGCAGCCAGTGCGCTTCGACGTGTTCACCGATGACGAATAGATGGTCGTCGCCGTTGAGTGTGAAAACATAGATAGCGGTTGGATGTGTCCAGCCCCAGTCAATCGCCAGCCAGACTGGCCAGTCATCTGGGATGGGAAAGGGTGCGCACGTATGTCGCGCCTCGTTCCATTCCTTGAAATACCGACCCTCGCCGCCGACCTCCTGCTGGCTTTCCGACACAAAGGCGGCATAACCCCACTGGCGAATTTGTCCCTGGCACACAACCAGATTCTGCCCCGCCCAAGTCGCTGTTCCCGCAGTAATCGTGAGCTGCCCATCGATTTCCTCGACCTCCAGCCCTTCAACCGCTTGGTAGGGACCCGAGACGATGCGGTCGCTCAGGAAGTCGGCCCGATCATCGACCATGCGGCTGAAGATCGAGTCCGCGTGGATGAGGTTCTGCACCCCCAACACCGCGCAATCCGTTGCTCCAGCGGGCAGCAAACTCTTGGTGAGCGTATCAATCTTCCGTTGCGTCGTGTTCGGCGTGTCATGTTTGCCGTCTATGTCGTCGATGATGATCAGATCAGGCCGGTATTCGTCGAGCTTCGCGCCGCGGCGTGCGACATCTAAGCCAATACCCTCGACGTTAAACCCACTCGCTGTGCGAAGCTGCTCGCGTCGCCACCCTTTTGCGTTGCCGTACTTGCCGACTTTGCGCGCAGCCAATGCCGGGTAGTGCTGCTCGATCAGGCGGCTTTCCAGCATCGCCGCGATCGATGCGACATGCTGGTCGGCCTGGTCTTGGGTCTCACAGATATACAAAACGTAGGACCGCACCTGCCGCGCTCCAATGGCAACAGTGACCAATTCAGCGCTGGTGCTTTTACCACCGCCGCGCGGCCAAACCGCAACCATGGGGCGAGGACGCTGTCCGCGTACGATCTGCCATGCCCAATCCCAGAGCACCCCATGCCGATCCGCGAAGCCGGCGCCGACAAACGAGGGAAACAGCGTCTCCAGCCAGCACTGCCAGCCTTCAGCCTCCAGGGCCTCCGCTGCCGCGGTCGTCGCCGGCAATTCGTCCGGGGCGGGCACTTGCCAGTCGGTCAAGGATGGCGACGGCAGAGCGATCGAGACATTCAAATAGCTCTGCCAGTTGGGAGGCGGATTGTTTGTTGAGCCAGTCGGCATTGCTCACATGCAACGCGATCTGTTGCGTCGCCTCCAGCTTGGCCATTAGGTTCTGGAGTACCAGATCGGCGATGGTCGCTTGCTGCGCCTCCCGTGCTGGATAGCGGGGTGGTGAGACCGCTGACTCGGGGCGTGACATCGTGACAGGTGTGACATGCGGCGTGACATTGGGTGTGACATCTGGTGTCGAGGAGAGCCGCTGCTTCCACTTCCGCACCAGGGCGGGATCGAGCCCATAGCGTTGTGCCACAATAGCGGGCTGATCGCCGGTCAGGAGATCAGCTTGGGCTGCTGCCCGCTTCTCGGGGCTGATGTCCTGACGTGTCATCGAAATCCGCTTTCGCACTCACCTGATCACACCCCATTCCGGGGTCTCGCTAGTGATCCACAGATGGTGGTGGGGGCACTGCCGGCGTGTCGTATAGTCCCCGCAACGGCAAGCCGCGTTGGCGTTGCCGCTCCGTATCACGCTGCACGCGAGTGGTGACCGTGCCGTTGCGTGCATGGAACTCTTCAAGGCGGCGTGCGTTGTCACGTCGCCAGGCGGCCAGGAAGGTCATATAGTCGCAGCGAACCCACCCGGCAACTTCATGCCGCTGGGCGTGTGGCTCTGTCTCCACCGCCGCAAAGCCGTCGTCGGCTGGTCGCACCATCCAGATAAAGGTCATCGTTCCACCCGTGGCAAATACTGGCAGGCACGCCGCCATGTCCGCGTGTCGTCACCGTCGGCTATGGTCAGCCGGCTGGCGCAGCTGTCGGCAGTGAAAGTGATGGTCGTGCGGATTCCGCCTTCTCCGTCTGTCACGTCGAAGCGCCGAAGCTCGGGCACTCTAGCACTCGTTATCGTGACTGAATTGCGGCTCTCGACCAGCAGTGTCACCTGCAGGCGGCTCGCGTCGAGCTGGGCGCTACGCAGAACCTCATAGTGCGTGATCGCGCCAGCAGGCAGCAGCGCAGTGACCGCGGCCAGCAAGAGCGTGACAACCATGAGATAGGGGTGAGCACTGGTTGGATTCACGCGATCCCCCTTTCTTGCGCCAGATTAGCGCCATCTTGTGCCACCTCGATGGCGCAAGCCGGGCACGGGCTCCAGGCGCCGGCGCTGCGCACTCGCAACGTGTGATGGCGGCAGGACACACACCATGCCCAATGCGCGGGGCGCAGTGGCCGCTGGGCGGCGGCGAGGCGGGCAAAAGCGGCGAGGAGCGTGCTCATCGGCTGGGCTTCCCAATCAACATGGTGGCTGCTATTCTGTTGAGGATGTGCTCCAGTACCGCATCTCCCAGCGCATCCAGCGCTGTCTGGCGCACGCTGCCGTCGCCGTTGATGACATAGATGGGCGCGAAGGCTGTGGGCGCGTACACACGAGCCTCCAGATCCTGCAGGCGCCCTTCGTGGTCGGCCTGTGTGTCGTAGTGGCTCTGATGCGCCTCGTCGGAGGCACTCAGGCGCTTTCTCAGGGCGTCGAGGCGGCCACCGAGCACGTCACAGATCGCGATCTGCTCGAGCATGAGCGCGATCTCGAAATCGTGAGCATTCATGGCCGGTCCTCAGCGCGCCAAGCGGCCACGTCGCGCTGTACAGCTGCGGCATAGGCCATCGGGTCGTTGCTGTCGTCTGAGGGTGCATACACGGGTGTGGCCAACTCCACCGTCCATAGGTCGCGCTCACCGGCATAGCGGTGTTTGATGCGTTCACACCAGTCGATCAGCCCATCCTCCCAGCGCATGTACTTGGCGAACGGGCCACGGCCAGGCGGGACAATGATGGTCGCCCGCTCGGCCCGGTAGGGTGCGCGGACGTTGCCCCAGTTTTTGGTTTGGTGCTTCAATGTGATGCCCGCCTTGCCACAGCTCGACTCGTGGCGGAAGAAGGCCAGTGCGACGCCACGGCAGACCCCATAGCGCTCAGGGATTGCGGCAAGCTCGTCGAGGTCGGCCTCAGCGCAAACGGGTGAACTGGCGTGCTGGAGCACACGCTTGAACTGCGCAGCGCTAATGCGCTGATTGGTCACGAGAAACGTAAGCTGTCCGGTCGACTCGTCGATGCGTTGGAGCAGGCTGTTGTGAATGAAGCCGATTCCTGGGATGGCGTGCAGCCACTGGCGATCGGAGCCCGCCGGGTCACCCCACGTCACAGCGTCGGCCTCATAGATCGTGCCCGCCGGTAGCACGGCCTTTCCGTCGAGTGCGATGGGATAGCGCGTCGAGGGGCCTTCGCGGACATTGGCCTCGGCGATCGTGCGGTAGTAGCGCAGACCTGGTGCCTCCGGCTTGGCCGGCGTCGGCTGGCCAGCGGTTTGGGCGCGCCAATCCACCAGGCGGCGCCAAATGGCTGGGCCAGGGCAGGCGGTCGTCGACCACTCGCGGTGTCCCCGCACCGCCTTGCGCCCGTTCATGCGATAGTCGGCGATCAGCGCCTCAGCGAACTGGGTGAAGGCATCCCATTGGGCCGCAGTCGGCTCCTGGGTGCCGCCCAGCACGAGGTGGGTGCTAATCGACCAGGTATTGCCCTCGTCGTTACGGCAGTGCCAGAGCGTTGTTTCAATGTCACGACACTGGAAGATGCGACCATCGGAGAGGATCGCGAAGTGGTACTGCAGGCCATCGCCGCCATTGGCCGCGCCCAGGCCACCTGGTCGCATTTGCCAGCGGGCATCGCCGGCGAGTTGGCGCAGCTCGGCCTCTGGGTCGCCGAAGTTGGCGACGGCAGGGCCGTTGTAGTGAGCCGTTACAGAGCGCGGGTCACCCGGCCTAGCTGGCATGGTCCAGTCGGCGCGGGGTAGGGTGCGGCGCAGGTCGCCGGCGAGCAGCTGCGTCCATCTCATCGACTCACCTCCACGGTTGGCCTAAGACCCCATCCATGCACCACCTGGCTCATCACCGCTGCCAGCGCTGCATCGAGCGCCAGCGCCACGTCGGAATGCGTGAGTGCGGCAGCAAGGCCACTGCAAGAAAGCGAGATCGCGGCAGCCAGCAGCAAGGCGCTCAGCCGCGCGTAACGGGGCGCGTGGAGCGCTCTGTAGGCCTGCCGGATCAGCCAATTCGCGGGCCGGCAAAAGGGAGGGGGGAACCGCCGGCGCAGCGCGTCGAAGAGGCGCGCCGCCAGGAGGCCCGCGCCGGCGGTGGAGGCAGCGAAGGTGAGGGCGGGGAGAAGAACAAAGAGGGACTGGGGCATTAGAGTACTCTCGACAGGACGAGGCCGACGCCACTAATGGCCACGATAGCCAACACGAGCGCAGCGACGCCAATCAGAATGGTGCCGACGGTCAACCAGAAGATCCTCCGGTTGACCCCCTCAAATCCTGTCGCCATATCGCGGCGCAGCACCCCTGCTTCGGTAGCGGTCTGCAGCCATTTCTGCTCAAGAGCGACAAGCCGCTCGATTGCGTCCGCGGGCATGGCCATCGTCATTCGTCGTTCGTTATTCGTCAGAAAAGCCCCCCTGCCGCCGTAGCCGTCCGTTGCTGGCATGTGATGTGCGCGTTCGTCGGTAGTCGGCAGTTGTCGCGGTCAGGGGAGCATCGAAAAAAAGCGCGGTCATGGGGAGTCGCAATCGGACTCGTCCATGCCGCGCGGGATTCGCTCTGGCTATTTACTTATGGGTCGTCGCTAGAGTTCGAGGGCCAGGCACTCGGTTGGCAAAGCGGTGCGGATGACCCGCGCCGTCAGTTGCACTTCGTCGATACCGATCTGATCGCCTGGCCGGCAGCCGGCCCGTGCAATCACCGCTGCCTCTCCTTCGCCGGGGGCCAGCTTGATGGTCAGTTCGGTCACATCATGCACGAGGATGTCATCGCCGTTGAAGTGAAAGGTGGTCGTGCCGTATCCGTGCTCGACGAGCCGGGCAACCGCCGTGCGGAGCGCGTAGGACGGGCTCCACTCGTCGATGAGCGGCCGGGCCGTATCGCGATGCACCCGCACCTGCACGATCTGCTTGCTGCGTACGACGAAGGTCAGGCAGTCGCCAGCGTGCCAGAAGAACTGGCGGCATAGCCGGTCGAGAAACGCGCCATGGGGCTCCTGGCCGCGCGGGATGATATGCAGTTCCGTCGCCACATTAGCGGCGCTCCCGTCGGAGCCGACGATGGAGAAGCGCTGGGCGGGACGGGCGACGAGTGCTGGCGCTGACATAAGATGCTCCTCGGCTGCTCCCGAGAGACCAAAGAGACTAAAACGCGGCAAGCCTCGTCTGACGAGAAGCTTGCCGCGCGGGATTCGCTCTGGCGTGATGGTGGCTCGAATGAATGAGCGTCTGGCGACAGTGTAGCAGATTGTGAAACAACCAACTATAGGCCGCCAGTCCATTTATGTGCTAGTACCAATGTTATTCTTGAGTAGGGGGTTCGATGGGTGGGGTTGCAGGTGGGTGGAGTGAGCAGGTGGAGTGGGAACAGTGGGGGATGCATGGGTTGGGCGAGGCTCTGGTATGCTGGATGTCTGATTATTAAAGGTAATCGGTCTCACCCACCGCGGGCTGCTATTGTCGAAAATTCCTGCAAACTGACAATAGCCGCGCGGCTGTTGCAGAAAGTGACAATCCTATGTCCACTGCCCTCGTCCCCATCACGGCTGCCCCGCTCACCGCCGTCGCCCAAGCCGCCGATACAGCGGCTGCCCGTAGCGTGTTCGCCGACTATCGGCGCCGGCGCGCCGCCCACACGCTGCGCCGGCAGGACGCAGATCTCGACCTCTTTGCCCGCTTCCTCTGGTCGGCTGGCGTCGCGGTCGAGCAACTTGCCTCCAACCCGGCCGCCTGGTGTGGGGTGAGCTGGGGCCTGGTCGCCGGCTTCGTCCAATGGCAGCTCCAGCAGGGCTACGCCATCGGCTCGGTGAACGTCCGCCTGGCCACCGTGAAGTCCTACGCCAAGCTGGCCATGCAGGCCGGGGCGATCACGCCGGCAGAGTATGCCCTGATCAAGACCGTCGGGGGCTACCGGCAGCGGGAGGCGCGCAACGTCGACGCCGAGCGAGTACAGACGAGGGTGGGGGCGAAGAAGGCCGCGGCGGTCTCCATCAGCCTGGCACAGGCCATGCTGCTCAAGAGCCAGGACGATCCAGCCGATGCGCTGCTCATGTGTCTGCTGCTCGACCATGGTCTGCGCTGCGGCGAGGTGGCGGCGCTGACCGTCGAGGGGTTCGACATCCAGCGAGGCACCTTTACCTTCTACCGGCAGAAGGTCGACAAGACGCAGACCCATACCATGACCGTGGATACGCTGCGGGCTGCGCTGCGCTATCTTCCTGGGCTTGAGGCGGGGCGATTGTTCTCCATGAGTGAGCGCACGATCAACAGGCGGGTGGGGGCGCTCGGGGCGGCGGTGGGAATCGCGCGCCTCTCACCGCATGACCTGAGACATTATTGGGCAACCGCTGCGGTTCGGGGTGGAACCGACATCAAAAGCTTGCAGGACGCCGGGGGGTGGAGCTCGCCGGCGATGCCGTTGCGATATGCTGAAAGTACGGTGATCGCAAATACAGGGGTCAAGCTCGGATAAAACAGGTGTTGTGCTATAGTGCCTTGTAATCCGTAACCCCTTCTCGCACAATCGTGCGTTTATCATGGAAAGGGGAGATACCAGGGGGGATCATGGATCGGCAGTTTACGCAGTGGCGCGCTGACTTCGAGACCAGTGTGGCGGCGATCCATGAGGGCTTTGATCGGCTCGCCAAAGAGCAGGTTGCGCTCAAAGAGCAGCAGGCGAATCTGTTTGCAGCGGCTGCGGAGCAACGCCAGAGCATTCTCGATCGACAACAAGAGATCCTGGACCGCATAGATCGCATGGAGAGAATCTTTGATGAGGCGCAGTTATACATTGCCGGCAGTACGGGAGCCATCGACTCGATGCGCGATGCGCTACGCGAGCAGGCAGCAGCCCAACGCGACCTGACACGCGTCGTGCGGCAGGCGCTGGGGGTCGGTGCCGTCGTTGAGGGTGTGGTGCGGGAGCAGGGGCGTTAGGCCGCGCAAACAGCACCCGTAGCAGTACGATGAAGCAGTCGAGACTGGGATAAGGAGGTTTCATGGAACAGGACGCAACGTTTGAGGGTTGGTATGTCGTCACGCTGACACTCGGCGATCGAGTGGCCGGCCTGGTGCAGCAGGTGCAGCTGCTCGGTGTGCCGTGGCTGCGCGTGGATCTGCCGCTGCCCGAGGGCCGCCAGATTCAGGAGTTCTACAGCGTCGACACGCTGCGAGCGCTCACCGCCTGCGACGCCGAAGACGCCGAGGCCTTCGCTACCCATAACCTGCATGTGCTCCAGGCGCGCGGCGTGCTTGGGCCGCCCGAAGGGGTACGGCCGGCGTTCTACCTCAACGGCCAGCGCGTCGCCCAGGCCGACCCGCCGATGGTCGCGCTTGGCCCGGGCGGCAGGCTCGATATCGCTCCGTAGGCCCGTATCATGGCGGGGCTATGTGGCTCCGACCCACGTCAGCAGATACGTAGTCCAGCACCCGCACGTCGAAGAATTGCACGTGGCCACAGTGCCTGCAGGTGCGCAGGATGAAGTTGCGGCGCAAGGCAAAGGTTTCGGCCCAACTCCTGCCGGTGCTGATGCCGAGTGTCCTAAAGACCCGCGCCGGCCGCACCCAAGCGTCCACATCACAAAGTGTGCATGTGGCACGCACATTCCTGGCATCGAGCCACGCTTCAAACTGCGCCTGCTCCTGCGGTGACAGCGAAATCAGGCTAGTATGGTGCGTCTGGTTTGCCGGGAATCGTTCGGTCTCAACGCCCATTGTAACCTCCTTTTGTCCTGGCGATCATGGCCCAGGGGCGTTCCGTGCCTGCCGTGCCGCGCGCAATGCCGCCCGGAACTTCGCCAGCGCGGCATCGAGCTCCACGGGGTCGTCGGGCAGCGTGATGGGCGTGCCGTCGAGCGTCGCCACGACCTGCCTCATCGTGTGTTGGGGGCAGCCGTCGTCGAACGCCGGAGTGCCATAGACCGCGCCGATCGCGCAGGAGGCCCGGTACGTCGCCGCGTCGCCGAGCCAGTAGCGGCAGGTTGCGCAGACCTTCTCCATAGTCATAGTCTAGCACAGCGGGCAATCTTTAGGGAAATACGATCGAGATTCTCTCATCCCCACTCATCGGTCTCTGTAGTTCGGCGGCCTGACATGAGTACGCCGGTGGGTGGGGTAGGAGTGGGCCTATTGGTGGGCGACAGTTAAGCATTGAAGGCCCGAAGTTCTCCTTGGCAGAACTACCGGGGAGGGTTCCACTGACCACCCTCATCGTAGTAGATTGACTGTGACCATCCACACGCATTCCACACGGCATCAAAGAGTGGGCGAAGAATAGTCTCTGGCTGCATATCAAATGTCTCGACCAAGATCTCAGGGATAACAAGCGTATCGCGATCGATGGGGTATGCCTCGTTGGAGAATCGATTCCCAGCGGCCATCGTATAACCAGCAACCCCGACAAGGCTGAGCATAACCAACAAGGGAGGTTCTACACCAAGTGATCGCTGCACTCGCATGTATCGTCTCACAGCGTTTATCAACCAATCCTCGAATGAAATGCTTGGAATTTCGGATTTCCCATGAAGCAATTCGAGGTCAACAGCTTCAATAGTTCCGTTGCGAAACAGTTGGACATACGAATGCGCTGTCGCACGCATCGTACCACTATGAGCCAGCCAGCCATCGAAATTGACTCTGGTCCATCCTGCTCCATAAATAGGGAAAAATTGCGGATCGAATGACCCTGATGGAAAACTATACCGCTTCCCGAGTGCGAAGGCGTCGAGGGGAACGAGATGGAGCACAATCTTAGCGCCTTCGATCGTGGCTATCGGCATCTGCCCAGCAACGATGCTACCAAGACGCTCGGTGCGAAAGGCGCGTATGTGCTCTGCTGCTGTTTGTGATAAGTTAAACGCTGCACCTAACTCCGCAACATCAAGGGGGTACTTACCTGCCGAATTTCGGCTGTAAAAGCGCCAGTGCTTCTCGAATTTAACCACATGTGGGCCAGCCCAACTTCGCGGGATACGGATCACGATAGCGTTGCCACCTGTGTGGAGCGCAATTGGACGCATGAGGACACCGGGAAGCCGGGGCTCTATATTAGTTTGGAGCATGCCTTCGAGCCGGAGGATCTGGTGATCGGTGCTAATTGACCCTAGCCCACAAACCTCTTTAGGGAGCCCTGCCTCCGCTCTAATGCCATAGATAAGATGGCCGCCTGCCGCATTTGCAAGCGATGAAACATCGGCAAGAAACTCTTTCTTGTCTTCATAGGTATTGGTAGGCAGAGCCGCTTTATACTCAAGCGTTTTTGTCTCAACCACCTGATTGTCGACAATCGCCTGTAGATCACTCTCATCAATGCTCTCGAAGGGCTTGTTGTTCAGCACCATGGGATATACTCCTCAGGCTACGCGCTGCGCCGCCGAGAAGCACCTTGCGGGGAGGCAGGGGAGGGTGCTACAATAGGGGCGACGCAGCACAATTGATATGGCGAAGCCCCACCTCGCTTACCGGCTCAGGGTGGGGTTTTGCTTTGTCCGTATAGTGTAACACGTCTCTGAAGAGGCTTCAAGGGGTCAGCTTGCTGCGGGCATCAGCGCTCGCACGGCCTCGTCCAGCTCGGCTACCGTGAAGGGCTTGCCCAGGAACGCGGTTGCTCCTGCATCCAAAGCGAACTGCGCGACAGCGGTCGTCTCGCAGCCGCTGATGAGCAACACTGGTAGCTTGGGCACGCGGGAGTGAACGGAGGCAATGATCTCGACCCCTGTCATATCCTGTAGCCTCAAGTCCGTAATCAGCAGGGCGAGGGATGGGTCACAGCAGCGCTCAAGCGCTTGAGCGCCGGTGGCGACCGTAACAAGCTGGTACGTTGGCAGCAGGCGCGCCAGGTGGCGCGCTACGAGCATCAGCACCTGCGGCTCATCATCCACAATCAAGACCGTTTGCGCCATAGCGCCCTCCTTTGGATTATTCGAGCGCTGTATTCATGTAGAGTACAGGTTGCACTCGTTTGTTCCGCGCTGATGACTCGCTCGTCAGCGCTGCCGGTGCTGCGAGCGTTGGAGGCGGTGGTGTGACTGGGAGAGCGGTTAGCGGAGAGGAAGCCAGCGCAGGGCCTTTGGATCGTCGCTGCTTAGGCTTCGGACCCCCGCTCGCCATACCATCGAGGGCAGCGAGGTTTCGCCGAACGCGCTGCGTGTCGGGGTGGGTCGGCCCCAGCACCCGCTCCCTTATAGCGAGGGTGCGCTCGTAGAGCGGGCGAGCAGCGGCCTGTTCGTCATGGTTGGTTACTCGTCACCTTGTAAGTCAAGACCATGTTGCTCTGAATAATTTGTATCTTGAGGCCCAATACCTTTGGCGCGATCTTTCCTTCCTCGATATGCACCTCCTCGGGTCAACACAATTCGTGTTTTTGCTACCTCGGACTGCTTTCTGGAGAATTCTTGGCTATGCACGTCGCCTTCCAAGATAGCTCTATAGTGCTCATAATAGGTATGCGTACGTTCATATATTTCTTTCCATTCCCTTATTTCTCCATCGTTTCGTTGATTCCATGCTTCTCGTGCTGAGGGTGACAGATCAATATTCCCACCACATATCAACACCATATACAAGTCTTTGCTATGTGCCTTAGATAGACGCTCCTTATATCTTTCCAATCGGTGAAGTTCATCAATAGAAACAGGATGACCCGATCGTTTGATTTCTATAATTACCAATTTGCGTTCATCACCAAGCGCCAGGAAGTCGAATCTCATTCGCTCATCCTCATCTGTTATATCCTTAGATCCCCATTCACGAAGTTGTGTCGATACCTGTTTCTCCTCAGCAAGTACCTGCCACTCTGGGTTAAGTAGCCATGGGAATCCCGCAAGGAGATCGTGCATATTATCTGATTCTAGTTTCGATGCCGTTTCTGGTGCATTATTGACTATCATGGCATGAAATTTTTCAATCACATTCAGGCGCCCATTCACAATTTCCAAGATGGCGCGGCTCTCAAGGACCTTCCACTCTTTAAGGTGGAAGAGCGTAAGTTGTAATTGCTCTGGATTGTCGCTTACTGCTTCTAGTTGATCGATGACATCGTGGAAATGGCGGTACTCGTAGGCCCGTAGGACTGAATCAGCAAGGCCTTTCACATGCTCGGGGTCAGGATCTGCTTGGCTGAGCGATTGGATAAATTTTGATACTTGTCGCTGTGATGGTGTGTCGAGTTGCTCGATACGATTGCTCAAACTTTCATCCTGAAGCAACTCTTCTTCGACAGCATCACCCCTGCTTTTGACCCACTCTCGGAACGCACGACGCGTCAAATTACCGCCCCATGTGTTGAATATCGTAACCCGTTTGTTCTCCCAATCAATCTCTTGACGATCAGTCGAGATGAGATCAGAGGCATCATCAGTACCATCGTCCAGAAAATCAGCCTCGATTACTCCCGTAAGGTAACGAGTTGCATGTTGTCCCGATGCGGTACCCTCGACACCAAAAAAAAACGGCGGGGCCTGCGCTGTCTTGCCGCGTACATAGATGGTGAAACCTCGCATCTCAGGTGAGCGAATTACACTCTTGGCAAACGCATAATAGTATGCCACTGTCGTTCCATCTTCGAGTTGTTCAGTGGCATATCCGCTCTCTGGATAGCGCTTCTCTATCTCAATATATGGCGTCTCGATTTGGATGCCATTCACATAAATGCCCATCTCTCCAAATACCTTGCGACCGAAGCGGCGACCGAGTGCCTCACGGAGCTTGCCAAGATTGAGCGAAGTACTGTGTTTCAAGTTTGTGAGAGTGATGCGTGTTCCGCTGGCACTGGTGGTGTCAGGTGGGGGAGACCCAATCGTTCCAATAATAGGTAACGCCTCGGCCTGTCCATCTTCCTGTTTGAGATGATTCATATCCAATGTAAAACGTGTTCTGCGGCCCTCCTGCCAGGTCTCGATGGTCATCTGCATAGCTAGCCCAAATCCGGCAAGCTTCCCAATACCCTTTCTCCCCATAACTGGTCGCCCCTTGGTCAATACCTGTCCTTCACGTCGCCGATTCCGGCCAACAACCAGGTATGCATGCTGCACCTGCGTCTCGCTCATACCCAAACCATCATCTGTAATGATGATGGTGCTCGTGTGCTGGTCATAGGTATCGGAACCGGGCGCTTGGATAAAGACGTTTTCTGCCCCCGCATCCCAGCAGTTTGCGACGAGTTCGGCAATAGCAACATCGCGACGCTTATACATTTGTACCCCAAGGTGCTCAAGCGTTCGGCCTAACACCGTAATTGTGAACTCGCGGCGAGTTTCATGGTTTGTGTCTATCATGGGAAGCTCCTCGATGAGTCACGAGGTGGATCAATACACGTTCAGCATGACGCCGAATAAATTCGGGGGGTAAGGCATTCCCAATCAGCTGTGCAGCGAACGTTTTTCCCCGATCCAAAGAAAAAAAGTAGGAAGGCGGAAACGTCTGTAGCAACGCAGCCTCGCGCAGCGTGATAGCGCGATCAAATTCCGGGTGCAAGAAACGACCTTTGGAGGGATTAGTACAGCCACTGGTAAGGGTTGGCGCAACTTTATCCCAAGCCATTCTGCCATAGACATCTTTGAAACCGGTGCGGTTTTGATGGCATGGTAATTGGTCGTCCGCGCCGAGATCAAGGCGACCACCGCCATTGCGGGGTGTTCTTCGGATTCGATCCAGCACTTCAGGCGTACGGTTTTCAGGAACATCATGGAGCGGATCGCCGCTGGTCCCAGCCATAGGGAGGCCCGCGATAGCATCACGTACAACACGGCGGTGTGCGTCACGTGGGGCGAAGGGAATGGGTCCAAACCGGCTGGTCAGAAGAATCATTCTGTAGCGGCGCTGTGGCACACCGTAGTCAGCCGCGTTACAGATCCGCACGATCTGCGGATCAACGAAATACCCTAGACGCCGTAGTTCGCTGAGGAAGTGTTCCATCCGAGTATCCGTGGCAAGCGCCCGCACGTTCTCCATCATGATCGCCTTTGGCCGCAGCTCTTCGACAAATCGTAGGAACTCAAAGACCAAGTCATTTTGCGGATCGTCAATCTGACGCGACCGATTGAGCGTGCGCATATCCGAAAAGCCCTGACAGGGAGGGCAACCTGCGAGGAGATCGAGATCGCCAGGCCGCAATCGGAGGCGCTGCCGGACAAGGGTGGTCGAGAGGTCACGAATATCGCGATCCCATACGACAACACGGGGATGATTGACCCGATAGGAGGCAACAGCTAGAGGCTCGTTATCCACAGCACCAATGACATGAAACCCGGCCTGGCGCAGGCCCAATGTGAGACCACCACCTCCCGAAAAGAGATCGATGGCAATCGGGGCCGTGCGTTCGGCTCGATGTGATGCAACACGGTGACTCACCAGCGAGGTGGGTACAAACCGCGAACGAGGCCGTGGATGCATACTATTCTCGGCGACACGCTGCGCCGCTGGCACCACCTTGTCAGGGGATACGAGGGGTGCTACAATGGGAGCAGCGAAAGCGAATTTCAAGCACTAGCCCACGCAAATGCTTCCCGGCAGGCGTGGGCGTTGTGTTGTGGCTAGTATAGCACAAACGTCTAGGCAGCGTATACCCTCCGATTGGTCATCACAGCCAGGAATCCGCGCGGCGGTGTGTAGCAGAACGACAGAAGGTGCCACCGAGTGGCACCTTCTGTCGTTTCGCCCTGGCTCCCCCACGAAGTCAGGGCGACGCGAGCACGGCAATGATCGTTTCGTTCAGGGCGTCTCGTCGTCGGCCTGGGCTTGTTTCTTCCGCGCGCGGGTGGCCGCCTGGTTGCGGCGGTTCACCTCGGGGTGGGCCGCAATCCACTCCCGCTTGCTCCTCCGGGCCTTTTCCCGCAGCGGGCTATCGGCCGGCGCATCGCGCATGGCCTGGGCGCTACGCTGCCGAGTATGCACCTTGCAGTAAGCGCCGTAGCGATACCCCCCGGCGTAATTGGCCGCCTTCACGCGGTAGAATGCGCTCAGCGGGCGATCACATCCGCAATCTGGGCAATACTTGGTTTCCATCTGCTACCTCGCTGGCGGTGGGGGAGGGCGGAGCCGCCGCCCTCCCCCGATCCGGCTACTCTGGCTTCCGTCCCTCCAGGAAGGCTTGCCGCTCCCGCTCCTGCTGGGCCTTCTGGCGGGCCAGATAGTCTGCCTCCCGCCGCGCTCGATCCGTGCGGGCGCGGGCCACGCCTTCCGCGCCGTTGCGCTTCATCTTGTAGCGCTCCAGCAGCGCGTCACCCGTGACCGTGACTGGCGTTGCGCGCTGGGCGGTCAGCAGGGCCTCGCTGGCATGGTCCGTCGCCCGGTAGAGCGCGCCGTGCGCCTCCCGCATCCGCTGCAGGGTCTGAAGCATCGACAGCCGCACCGCGCTGAACTCAGCCGTGTCAGGCACCTCCCGCAGTGCTGCCTGTACATTCTCAATCGTGCGTGCGACCGCATCCTTCGCCCAGTTCAGCCCGCGCCGCTCCTGACCAATAACACCGGCGACCGTGAGACCGTGGGGGTAGTCGTTCTGCATTGCCGTGCTCCTTAGAAAACCGCTGTCGGCATTTCCGACACCCCTATAATAGCACAATTCTAGTACTGTGTCAAGGGGTTTCTGGGCATTCTGGCGGGCAAATTTGGCCTTTTCAGCGCCCTGTGTCGAGGAGTGTACGCACCCACTGCAGCGGCATATCGCCAGTTCGTAGCTCGTGGGGGAGCGATGCGATGCTTAGGAACGTATGCATGTGCGCTGCGGGGTAGCCGTCGGGGTCTACCCAGAGCGACTCGGCTGGTCGCCCCTGCTCTGCCTCCAGATGGATATAGCGGTTGGCGTCTACCGCGCCCATGCGCGACCAGCCATGCACCAGGCGCGGCTGGCCAGCCTCGTCAGTGCCATCTGCCCAACTCCAATGGTAGAGGATCAAGACACGCCCTTCCGGCCAGGTCCATGTCGAGGTGTGCTCAGACATTATCATTCCCTTTCTGATCATTCAAAGAGCGTAAATCTGAGACCAATTGGTCTTACTTCCCCCCGTCCCATCCGCCTGCACTCGGCAGTTCCTCTCGCTCGGCTGCGAACTCCTGGGCCCAGAACTGGATGCTCTCCCACTCGCGGAGCGCGGCGGCGTGAACGCTGTCGGGGCGCCAGATGGTGCGCAGGTAGTTGGCGTCGATCTCTGGCGGGTGCATGCTGACGAAAGGCACCACCGTCGCGGTGTCGCCCTTGCCCCATTCCTGCTCACTGCCGGGACCCAATGGCAGCGCCAATTCGTGGTAGGTGACCACTTCCTGGTGCCTTGAGCGAGCGATCAGGTGGTCGGCGGCCTCGCATACGCGCCCGTGGTCGAGCAGTGCAGCCAGCAGCACATCGGTCATGCGCGAGCGCACCGAGAGCTGGAATAGCCTGAGGTAGCCCGCCCGCGCAAGCACATCCACAAAGCCCCGCAGCGCCATCCTGCTGCGCTCGCCCTGGCCCCAACGCATGCCGATGCCCGCCTCGGCAGTGGCGCGGGCGTTGCGCTCGTGGAGGCTTGAGGCAACGGTGGGGGCCACAGGACCGCTCGTCACCGGGTAAAAGCACAGGATCTCGCCGAAGTTCCAGTGGCGCACGATCTCGGCGCCGCCCGGCCGCTGATGCTTGATCTCGATCTGGGGGATCTTGGCCGCCTGCATAGCTGCGTCAAGCTCGGCGTCTTTGCCAACTTCGGTGTGGAAGCCGACAAACGGCACGAAACGACCCGTTCCCATTGTCTCTCTGGCGCTACTTTTGCCATTGGCATACTGGAGGGTGATCGCCTCCTGTACCGAGCGAACTTTGTTGCGCCCGATGGAGGGGCCTGTGGGCGCGGTGACAGGGGGGATATGGGATGACACAGGGGCCTCACTTTCATTTAGAGTACAAGTTGAGATTTTTGTTCAGCCCCAAATCCGCAACGGTTACGGATTTGGGCTGAGCCAAATTCCAAACGGTTTGGAATTTGGCTCACGATGACAAGGTGACAGGCTTAACCTACAGCGCGCGTGGGGGCTTGTTCCACAGAGGCGTCCATGTCAGTTGGCGTCAGCGGCGATGAGGATACGGCAGCGTACAAGCTGTGGGCCACTTTCGCGATCTGCCCCCGCGCGGCCATGCGGCGCATGCGCACACGGATGCGGGTCTGTGAGAGCGTATCGTAGCCGGCGTGGTGCAGCGCACGAGTGACCTCTGAAGGCGTGCGCGGCACACCGCTTTCCCCCAGTATCGCAATGATCGCTAAGGCGATGTCGTCAGCAGCGCGCGATGAAAGCAGCGAGCGCTGCTGTCGCTGCTCGCGCTGGAGCTGCGCGATCTGTGCGGCGAGCTGGGCAACCTCCCTGCTCAGGGTATCGAGAGAGGGTGAGAGAGGCGTCGGTCGCTCAAACGCTGCTGAGGCTACGTAGTGGGCCATCGCCCACTCGTTCCAGGTCAAATAGAAGTCCGGGTCAAGGTAGTGGGCATAGGCGGCGGCTAGTTGCCAGTGTGCCCAGGTACCACCGGCGCGGCCCTGGCGAGTCTCTAAAAGGTGAGTGCCACTCACCTTTTCGACCCCTAAAAGGTGAGTGCCACTCACCTTTTCGACCCCTAAAAGGTGAGTGCCACTCACCTTTTCACGCTCCAGTAATGCCGTGATCAATTCCTGGGTCTGGGTATTGCGCAACCAGAACTTTGGTTCTTTATTCTTTGGGCTACCACTGGCCTCGTACATCGCCGTCAGGCTCCACATGCGCACCGCAGGATCGAAGGCGACCTCGTGTTCCCCGTACCGCAACACAATCAGCTCGGTCATGCTCTTTTCCTTCCGTCTTCCATTACGCGAACAGCGCCCGCGTTCTCGTTCAGCGTTCACGCTCCGACGGCCCGCCCTGCCCCCTCGTCCTCATCGTCATCGCGCCCCTTCGCAGCGTGCCAGCGCCTCCTCGCCGCGTCCAGGAGCGCCTGGGTCTCCAGGCACGATGCCGTCATGCGTTGGCCGTGGGCCGCGAGCAGCCCCGCGCCGTAGGCCAGCGCCAGCAGCGCGTTCAGGGCCTCGGGGGTCAGGGTGAGAGGGCGCGGATCGTCGGTCATTGGGCGGCCTTTCTAAGTGGTGCTTAGAAGGGAATCATACCTGCCGTGTCGAGGGGTAGCACTGCATCCTGATACTGACAGATCGGGCAGAGCTTGCGACCATTATGCCGGCGCTTGAGGCGCTTCTCGAACGACCGATCGCCGGGCCAGGTTCGTACCAGCAGCAGGTCGATGCCCCGCTGGACCGCCACCTGCGTGAAGCGGGCGCCGCAACCAGCCAAATGCTGCGCGTAGCGCTGAGCCACGGGACCGGGAGTCCAGCCGATGTAGTGTTGGGCGGTGTGTCGGGGCGAGAGCGGCTCCACGAGATGCAGGAGATAGACGCAGGGCGTTGTCAGCACCGGGCTGCCGCCCCGCTCCAGCGCCGCGATCTCGTCTTCCCACCAGCCCAACGTGGTCTGCCAGTCATACGTCACGCTGTCTGAGGCACTGAGGTAGGCGGTGTAAGCAATGGCCTGGCGCAGCAACTGGTCGAGCGACAAGAGCGCCAGGTCCTCAAATGCCTGACGCGGGTCGCGAGCCAGCAGCCGCTCCAGGTCGGCCACGTCAAAGGGTACCGGGTAATGGTCATTCATGGCGTTAGCCCTCCCTACCGCTAAACGAGCGCCGCTCGCCGTGCTTGAGCCAGCCGCCGGCCCAGCACCGCCCCCTGCCGCGCGCGCCAGCGCTCCCAGGCCCTGCGCACCAGCCGCGCCGCTGCCCGGTGCCGGCAGGGCTTCCCGCGCCGGAATGCTGTGCAATCACAGGTGCCGTTGGCCCGCCTGAAGCCGCCGGGCAGGTTGGCGCTGGCCACCAGCAGGCTGTGATCGGCGGGATCGTAGCAGAGCACATCTTGCTGGAGCAGCCAGTCATAGGCCGTCTCCAGGGCGCTCGCCCAGGGTCCGGCGAGGGGACGGGCGGCATCCAGTGCTTGGGTCAGGTCGTCGAGGATGGTGGGAAGGGAGATGATCTGCTGCATCGTCGTGTGCTCCTTTACGCCGCCTCTTCGACAATCAGGTTTGTCCAGCGCTCCCACACCGTCCTCGGGGCGACAGTGCGGCCCAGGCGCTCCAAAAACAGCGCGTGCGCCAGCGCCTGCTGCGAGAGCTGCTGCGCGGAAAGCCGCGCCAGCGCCACGACGGTGCCCTCTGGGTCCAGCGACCAGGCGACCATCAAATCGGCAGGGTCGTAGACGGTGACGGCGATAGCGGGGTCGTTGTGGAGCAGGGTGGCCTTGCACTGCGCGTTGTAGGCCGCCACGATCTCGGTGGGGGTGCGGTAGGTGATGGTCATGGTGGCGGCTCCTTTGTTATAAATACATTGTGTATCACTTACAGATACATTATAGCATGGGTATTGTATCTGTCAAGTACAACTTGATATCTTGACAGATACATTTTGCATGTGGTACAGTGTTTGCGAGCAAGGCAAGGAGGAAACATGCCAAAGATTGTTTCAAGGGCACGACAGCTCCGCTTGGATTATCAAGCGAAGCTAGGGCGACCGGTCGCTGTCCAGGAGGTTGCCGATCAACTGGGGATGAGTCGCGTTCGACTCACAAACATTGAGCTTGGCAAAATAGAACGCTTTGACACCGAGGAGCTAGAACGGCTATGTACGTTCTATAGCCGAGTTCTGGGGCGGTTCGTGGGTACTGGTGATGTTTTGGAGTATGATCAAATAACACACAGGCGCACGATCTAGTGTTTGCTTAACACTCCCCAGATCGTGCGCCTGTGTGTTTGGTGTTGTGGTGCGCTGTCGCCGGCAAGCTGTTCAGCGCCCACCAGGGGGATCGTCCTCCTTGCGTGTTGCTCAGAGCACGTTTACACCCCATCTGATGATGGCGACTCTACCGCGTCGGCGCAGCGTTGCGCTTCGTAGAGCCGAGAATAATCTATTATGTTTGTCCGAGGTGTGCCGCTGGGTATTAGCCAGCGGGCCGCAGCACCTCCGACGTATTGCCCCGCCGCCAGCGCTATCCTCTGGCGGACGGCGGGGCCTTCTCAGTTAAGAAAGCTTTTGTGTTTCGGGCGTAATGGTATTAGTGGAGCTGCTCGATCAGTGGCTGTGCTCCCTAATCCTTCGCTGGCGAGGAGTGTAGCATCGACCTCGTACCACTATCATACCACGTTTGCCGCATTCCAATGCGCCAAAGTCCACTTGTACAGGTACAAAGGGACAACGAACCCACCGGTGCCGCCGGCACAATTGGGGGCGCTATCCTGGCCCGTCCCTGCTACGATGAACGCGTGTTCATCTCAGTGTATCACGCTATGACGCGGTGTGTCATCGGCGGGACGCGTACTTTCAGTGTAAATGCGCTCTGTGACATTCGCCGTCACGAAGCGCCAAACTGTGCTAGTATGGGTGCCCGCCCAGGTGCCTCGCGCGGGATTCGCTCTGAGGCACCTGGGCGAGCTGGTGGTCGGGTGCGGGTTCTTTTCCGCATCCGATCGTAATGTGCTCTATTTGCTTATCACTGGCAGATAGAGCAATGTATCCGAGGTCTCCTGTATGGAGATAGGTTCAGCTGATGTTGGTTCGGGCAAACGAGACTGATTGCTGGTGTTGGCCCACCAGAACAGACAACCGAGAAGAATCAGTCCTACAACGGTCTCGCGTTGTTTGTCGTTCAGGTTAAGGGCATCGAACACAGCTCGGATGGGCGCAAAGAGTATCCAGAGCACCACGACGCCACCCACCACTCCTAAGATGGTCAACGGAAACCACCAGGGCATCATCGAACCGAACTCCACCATGAACCTCTACTCCTAACGACGAAGTGCCACCAATGTTCTTGCCTGTACCCTAGCTGCCCTGGTATGATCGTGCGGTCACGATTCGCGGGATGGGACATTGGTATCCTGCGGTGCTGCTTTAGCCGCAGCCTCTTCAGCCAACACCCTATGTCCTGTTGCTGGCTCAATCTGATCTGCCAACTGCTGAAGGGATACCCATTGCTCGCTGATAGTCCCATCCTCGGCGCGAACCTGTACACGGACCGCGACTATCTCAACAGAAGGAGCAACTGTCATGGTGAAAACCTCCAATGAGTCACGCGCCATACGGGAGGAAGTATTTCAGGTGTTTACCGCTCCCAGAGTACAGGTCCTGATCGACAAGGCAATGGAGATCCGCCCACTCTCTGCCGCTGAATGCGATCTGTTCGCTGCACACCTACAGCGGGTCAGCGCCCGAGAGACCTGTCTGGTATGCGACCGAGATCACTGGGCACTGTCGCTGCAATCATCCTGGCTCTTGCGCACCTGCCAGTGCTGTGGGTACACACAGTGTTTTGTTTCGACCCCTTTCACAACAGAGCGTAGCTCATCACCCGTTTTTGATACCCTTTCAGAGCGCATACGGAGGGAGATCGCTGACGTCATTCAGCAGACCCTGGATCACGGCATGTAGCTTTGTGTAAGCGTGCTCTTGTGACCGCGAGCGTCACGAGACGCTAATGTGTGCTAGTATGGGTGCCAACACCCGCCGTCCCGCGCGGGATTCGCTCTGGGACGGTGGGTGTTGGCTGGTGGCCGGATGCGGGTTCTTTTCCGCATCTGACCGTAGGGGTCTCCGACGATAGCGTGTGCAAAATCCCCAGGCGCCACACTGTTGGCGCTGGGGGATGCACTTTGTACTGGGTTGGCTGGGGAACAGGGATTCTTCTAGGGGCTCATCCAGTCCTTGAGAGAGGAGCGAGACGCGGCCGTCCCGCCTGGCGCGCGAGCCGATCCAACGGCGGCAGCCGGCCTATCGCATCCCGCAACCGCTCCACATCTGGCCCCAGATACAGCTCGGTGGTGGCCAGCGACTCATGGCCCAAAATCAACTGGATGTCTTTCAGATCGGCATTGTATAGCCGCAGGTAGTGGGCGCAGGTGTGACGCAGCCGGTGGGCTGTCACGCCCTCCACCCCCAGCATGGGCAGCCAGCGGCTAAAAATATGCCCGAGTGAGTCGGGGCTGAGTGCGGTGGGCTTCGTGCCCTTTCTCCTTCTCCTGCCGGACGGGATCACCGGGCCTTGACGCTCCCGTGGCTGCAAGCAGGCCAGGATATCCCAGAGCGGCCCCGCGATCGGGATATCGCGGTCTTTGCCCCCCTTGCCATTGATGACGTGGATCACTCCACTGGTGAGATCGGTGTCCTCCCAGGTCAACGCCGCCACCTCGCCGATGCGTAGCCCGGCGTAGAGCATCACATAGATGCAGCGCCGGTTCCGCGCCCACTGCCACAGTGACTGGCCATGAGGGGGCTGCTCCAGTACCCCATAGAGCGCCCGCAGTTCGGCTGGAGAGAGCGCCCGCGTCTTTATTTTGGGAATCGCGGGCCACTCCAATAACAATGTCGGATCGTCGATGCGCAGGCGATTGCGGATGCACCAGAGTGAGAAACTCCGAAGGGCCGACAACTCCACCCGAATCGTACGTGCTGCCTGGCGCCTGAGACCCAAATCCTGCTGGTAGGCCCTGACCAGATCCTCGGTGATGTCGGGGACGGTCGTACCCTCGTCGGCCCAACTGACGAAGCGCCGCAGCGCGTGAACATAGCGATCGATCGTCTGCTCTCCCCGCTTCGCGCCCTGCAGTGCGGCCACATAACTGTCCAGCAGATCTAGCACACACACGGACATATCCCACTCCTGCCAGTGGCTGGCGTAGAGCCTAGCCACCGCTCTATGGTTCCGCGAACCTCGGGTCGCCCGGACGGCCCGAGGTTCGCGGCGGATTGTTCAGGTGCGCGCGCGACAGCATCATACAAGCATGTCGGTTGTCGAATATCCATCACTGTTGTGGGTATCTACAGGCATTTTGTGGAGCATCATCGAGATGCAACAGGAATCCCACGTGACCAGCACAACCTGACCGGCGCCTGGTCACGTGGTCCGCTGTATAGCGTGCTTCTATGCTACGTTGCATCGTAGCCATGCACACTTCGCACTTCCTACGCACTTCCTGCGGCATTGGCGCGGATCGCATTCGCGCATAGGAGCCGGGAGAGGCTATGGACACAGCACGAGGAGATGGAAGGGATGACCGTGATGTCAGCCCCCAAGCAGCGACGCAAATGGCCCCAAGGTGCGGAGTGGGCACGGAGGGACGCCATGAATGCCGCTGAGGAGGCCCGCGCGCTGTTGCGGGGCTCCATCGTCCGTATCAGCAGCGCCCGCGAGCGGCTCGCCCGCGATCCTACTGACCCCCGCGCCGATGCCGAGCTGGCCGATGCGATCGCGAATCAGGCGCAAGCGCTGGCATTGCTCGCGGACATCCAGCGCCTGTTGACGGAAGCCCGAATAGGGCGCGAAGACTGAGCGGCGTGGGCCACTGCGCTGTAGAAAGGAGGAATCTTCAGGAGATCTTCGGTGCATCTTCAGTTCTTCGAGGGAGCGAGGCATGCAGGGCTATCCTGCATGCCTCGGATGTTTGTACAAGGAATTGCTATGACTAGCTCGCCCCCTAGCCAGCGGCGCAAGCGGATGGAGATTGACTACTCCTTCGCCCCGGTCCCCCACGGCTTGATCCTCGACCGCCAGATCTCTGAGCCGGCATTCCGACTCTGGTGCGTGCTGCACACGTTGGCGTGGCAGCACGAGACACCAGAAGTGGAGCGACTCCAGGTCCTCATGGGGGCCACGCGCCGCAGTATCTTCCGCTGGATTGCGGAGCTAGAGGCAGGTAACTGGCTTCTCTGGAACCGCAATAGCTACGATCCACGGGGGCGCTATCTACTCAAGAGCGTTCCCGCAGACGACACGGCTTTGTTGGCGCGCATCCGCATGCTGGTCGCCGGCAACGCCACCCTCGACGACATCCGTGCCGTGCTAGAGAGTGACTCTGGTGGCACTAGTGACTCTGGTGGCACTAGTGACTCTGGTGGCACTAGTGACTCTGGTGGCACTAGTGACTCTGGTGGCACTAGTGACTCTGGTGGCACTAGTGACTCTGGTGGCAC